CGACAAAGTGTGTACTCTTGGTGCAGTAGATATAGCACTTGAACGGCTTTTTCAGATTTGGCTCTGTTTTGCGGATTTCCACGCTCTTCTGCCCACCTGCAATTTTGTTACACCACTCTGGACGAATGCTAATAAGTACGGCTTTGCTCATCCTCGTTCACCTCTAAATTCACTTCCGAGATACCGCTTCTTGCCACGTTCCCGGTGCTTGTCCTCGTAGTTGCGGTGGTACACGCTCTGGCTGTGGTTCAGCTCATACACGAACGCCTTGCGCTCCTCGAAGTCTTTCTTCTCTGCCTTGTACTTCTCGCAAGTGTCGTGGCAAGCTGTGCAGCGTGATGTGCAGTTGAGACAACAGGTAATCATTCTTCGCCAAATCTCCTTTTTGTTACAGCCATCGGGAACTCTTCGATTTCGCTTGCCCAGCGTGCAGTACCATCTCCATACGCTCTTTGCCAGACCAGAGGGAAACCGCCCAGACCATCGAACAGGCTGCCCAGCGTAGGCTTTTCTTTCAGGTAAGGGCGCATTTTCTGCACCAGCCAAAACCACTGCGGCAGAGCTATGGAGTTGCCTAAAGCCTTGTACCGTGGGCTGTCAGCGTACTTGTGTTTCTTGCCCTTACTGTCTGTCCAGTCACCAATGTCCGTCCATCCGTCCGGGTAGCCTTGCAGACGTTCGCATTCAACAGGGGTCAAGCGGCGGACAATCCAGCGGATGGTTTTCTCTGCAATCAGACACTCGCTGCCATTTCCGATGTTTCCGGCTTTTGCTTTCAAGGTTGAGCATTTGTCGCTTTCCTTGTAGTGACTGAAAGACTGTTCGTTGAAGGTCTTGCGTTCGATTGCAATGGCCGTGTAATCTGTGATTCTGTTTTCGTGGTCGCCTGTTATGGTCGGGCAAGTTCTGCCATCGCCGTTTCCACGAGCATCATAAACAACAGGCTGAAACAATGTCTGGTCTTGGAGCGTTGAAAGCGTTGCGCTTTTTTCGGTTTGTACCAGCGCACCTTTACCACCACCGGCGCATCCGCTACGGATTTTTAGGGTGTAGGAATTGCCCCCCCTATCACGTCCATAAAGGCTTGCCTGAGAATGTCCGGGAGTGGCTTCCCACGCCTTGATGCTCTCGTCAGGATTCCCTGACAGGCTCGTGCGCTCAAATAGTATTTCTGCGGCACGTTGTCCTCCAAAATCCACGACAAGAGCGATTCTCTTTCGGCGTTGGGGAACTCCCCAATATTGAGCGTCAAGCTGTCGCCAAGCCAGAGACCATCCGTTTCCAGCGATTGCTCCGGCTTTGCTCCATCTGCCCCCCCCTACCTGAAGGTCGAGGAATTGAAACGTCTGGTTGTTCCACGCGGGCAAGTTCTTCCAGCACGGCTCTGAAATCTTCTCCTCCGTTGGAACTGAATGCTCCTGGCACGTTTTCCCAAACAGCGAAAGTTGGATACATTCCATTGGTGGCTGTCCTCATTTCCTTAATGATTCTTGCGGCATCCAAAAACAACACGGAGCGGTCGTCGTCAAATCCAAGCCTTTTCCCCGCCATAGACAAGCCCTGACAAGGGCTGCCGAACGTGATGCAATCCACAGGCTCTATCTGGTCGCCGTGAATCTTTGTAATGTCGCCCAAGTGCTTCATCTTTCTAAACGCCCGTCCAGCCAGATAGCGCAGCTCTTATATAAGGTAGGCGGTCATGGATTACAGGTCAGAAGGGAAGGCTTCCGTCCTCTTCAATCACAGAGAAGTCATCGTTCCCGCCCTGCGCGTAGCCAGAGCCAGACCCGCCAGCCAGTGTTTTCTTCGGTCTGACCTCATAATCGCCGGAACGAATCTTGTCTACACTGGTGAAGCGGTCAACTACCAGCTTCGTCTTGATGTTGCCATCGTTGCCCATGTACTCCTCCTCACGGAGAACCACGCCGACCAGCTTGCCACGCAGGGTCTTTTCATCGTTGTTGAACTTGTAGCCGGGATTGGACTGCTCAACAGCGGTGATAAAGCCCTTAAAGAACGGCAACGCCTTTTCCTTGTAGCTCTTGATGGTCTTGCCACCCCATGCCCACTCGCCCGGATTCAGCTTGCCACGCTCGACAAGGGAAGCGGTCTGCTCACGCCAGTAGCTCTTGAACTCGCCCTCTGCGACTTCCCACTCGATGTTCAGGCGCTCCTTTGCAGGCTCGTCCGTTGCCTTGCAGATACCGGCAACATAGCCGCCAACAGGCAGGTCGCGGCGCTCGGTGGCTTCCTGTACGTCATTCCAGTTAATGTTCTTCATCTGTTACTCTCCTTTGTTATCCGGCTGAACCGGAATGTTGTAATACTCACGGATGGTTTTGTCTACGGCGGCGAGGTCGTTCTCGATCAGCGCATCGTTGAACATCCCAAGCGGGGTTTTCACGGTGTCCATCCCATCGTTGCGAGTGCTGAACAGGTATCTTCCATCCTGTACAACAGTTTTCAGAACGATGGTAAAGTACCCTTCCACGCAGACCTTCTCGTCCAACATCTTTCCGACCGTTTTGAATTTGTCTATACCATTTTCTCCGCATTCGCTGTGCCCGAAGAAGTAGACAATCACATCGTCCGGCAGCTCTTTCGCCCGCATCAGCAGGGCATTGAAGTTGGCTGCCATGTCGGTGTACTTCTGGTATCCGGCGACCTTTGCGTTCCGCATGAACTCGCCGGTCATAAGGTAGGTGGCATCGTCAATGACGATGGACTTACGCTTAGTGCTGTGGATTGCGGCATCAATCTTGCCGTAGTCATTGGTAATGTACGTTTTCATGCTGCTTCGGAACGGCAGCGGCTTGCCAAGCACGTTGATAACCGCCACCTGTTCCGGGTCAAAATTCCGAAGCGAAGCGGACTTTCCGCTGCCGGAATGACCATAGACCATTACTAATACTGCCATTTTTCTTTCCTTTCTTCAGCTTCATTAGGCTTCATTATTCTTACTTCGGCTTAACTTGGCTGTACAAAATCAACCAGCCATCAGGTCTGCCAACTGTGCGCGGAGGTCTTTCAGCTCTGCTTCCCTGTCCTCAATTTCAGACTGCAAGTCCTTAATCGCTGCCAGCCGGTCGGCTTCTTTCGCTTCCGCCACCTGCTCGTTGGTCATGAAGTATACGCCGTCCTCCGGCTCTGTCACGCCACCGAATCTGTCAAGGCTAATCATCTTTGGGTCTCCCTCTCTTGCGTTCCTCTTTGATTTGCAGTGCGCTGTACCACTGGTCTTTGTCGATTTCGATGGTAGACCACCGGTGATTACAGACAAGACACTTTTTTCTGCGAACGATGCTGTCGTGGTCAGACCGGCTGTCAACCGTTGTAATGTTGTCACTACCGCATAACGGGCATTTCATCGTGCATCCCTCCACTCGCTGGTGTGGTGGGCAACACGCTTGATTTTCCGGCGCTCGCGTTCACTGCGTTCTTCCTCTTCGGCGCTAACAGCCAGCGCACACAAGACGATAGCCGTTGCGAGAAACCCGCAGGCTACGATCACCCATCCGAACATCTGTGCGGTGGTCTGGCAACCCTGAATCGTGTCTCCGCAGCCAACTGCTGCGATAGCCGCGACCAGACCAAGCATGGAAAGCGCCATTCCTTTCAAAGTTTTCATTGGTTCTCCTTTTTGCTGCCAAAACTAAAAATCCATCCAGTTGCCATTACGGCGGCTGCCACAATGATTCCCCATGTGCCTTTTGCACCGACCAGTAGTTCAACAAGATGCACCAGCCAAAGGTTCAAAAGGAACGCCGCCAACACTACAGCAAGAGCAGCGCTCCACATCAGAATAATTTCTATAAGTGCTTTCATTTCTATCCCCTTTTGTTTATTTTTTCGCCATTGCAAATCACGTCTATGCCATGCTTTGCCACTGCAACACCTATCTACGCAATTCCTTCGCTTTTCATTGCTTTGCCCCGTGCTGCCTCGCCTTCGCTAGTCAATTCTACGCCTTGCATACATAGCCATTGCTGTTCCTTGCTCTTCCACGCTCTTCCATGACTTTGCAAATCTCCTCAATTCGTTGCATTTCCTTTGCGCTGCGTCTCGCGGCAATGCCATAGCCATGCTGTTATCAGCAATTCCGAACTGTGCCGTTGCGGAACAAATCATATCTGGTCTATGCAATTCCATTGCTCGTCTGAGCCTTACTTCTCCATGCCTTTGCAGATCTTATCAAATCAGCGCATCGCCGTTGCCGCTCAAGTCGCTGCGTCTCCAAGCGTTGCCTTAGCATTTCTGAGCCAATCGTCACTATGCCGTTGCCGTTCCACGCCGAGTGCAGCACAGCCCTACCCCGCCATAGCGGTTAATTGAGGATTTCGTAGGTATATCGTCCCTTGCCACTGTTGCGCCACTGGCCGATACCACGCAGAGCACCGTAGTCCAGCCACTCACGCACGGCCTTCTCATGAGAATCATCCAGAAGAACGATTTCAAATTCACAGGTTGAACCAGCTGGAATCTGCTCGCTGTTGGCAAGGCTTACACGTTCGCCCTGCGCCGTCTGGGCGCGGAGAGGGCGCTGGCAATCGGTAATCTCGCCGTTCACATGAATGGGAATCATGCGGGGAGACACGAAAATAAGACCGTCAATGACCTTCTTGTATGCGGTGAGCTTACCGGATTCATTCATGGCTTTCTTCTTCCCGGTTTCGGCCTTTCCGCCGATACGACCCAGCATACCGCAGGAATCCTTGAAGAACCCCTTGATTTGGTAGTCATACAAGATAGGTTCGCCGTTCTCGTTGCGAGGAAACACCGTCATGCCCTTATCTGCCACAGCATCAGCGCCCAGAGCAGCAACTTCGTCCTCGATAGTGTTTGCATCAGGGGACTTGCTGGCGATGAACTCTCGCGCGATGTTCTGGTTGCTAGGCCAAGTGCCGAGAACCGCTTCGGTGAATGTGATTCTGACTTTGATTTTTTTCATTTTTGTTCACTCTTTCTTTCTCAATATGTTCCAGTCTTAAAGGTTCACGCTCTTGCCAGCGATTCTTCCACGGACTGCTTTTGTTGAAGTTGCTTATTGCTTTCTTCATCGCTTGCCATCCTTCGCTTACGTTGGATGCGTTTCAGCCGGTCTTTCTCCCGTCTGTGCCATCTGATTTCTCGCTTGCCGTAGTACTTACCGTTCATCTGGAGGGTCTACCTTTCCTTGTGAAAGCAAGTCGCTGTAATGCCCATAACTCATTCCAAGTTCTTTCGCCTTGTCATTTACCTGTTTAAGGCTGTACTTCGGCTTTTCTTTCGTTGTATTTCCTTCCTGCCTAGATTCACCGGAAGAAGCTCTGATGTAGTCTGGGTGTTCCTTCCACCAGTCTGCGGTCTTTTTCGCTTTACGGCGTTTGCGCATTTCTTATGGTATTTTTGATACTTGTATAATTTGCGCATCGGCCTTTTGCACTATTCGCACGGAACAACGCCATACGGAGCGCGGCGTTCGGTCTGGTTTTCTTTTTGAGCCAATATTGCACATTCTTTGCAATACCGTCTTGTCGGTCTAACCACTCCAAGATACAGTCCGCAGCGCTCACAGTACTTTTCTTCCACGCTGCATCTCCTCTTTCAATCTGGCTTTTCGATTGTGACGTTCAAAGCACTGGTTGATGGATTTCTCCATCCAAATCACCTTGTTAGCATCGTTTCTGGACACGCCAGCAGCCATCGCCAGTTTTAATTTGCGTTTGCGGTTTTGCGCCTTGCGAAATTTCGTCACCAGCACTCACCAGCCTTGTCTGTGATAAACTTCGGGACTTCCCGACCTGTGGCAATGCACAGTGCAACCAGCTTTTCGACCCAGATATCATACAGCCCTTCTTCGGCCATATAGCACTGGCCAAAGCTATTCTCCTTAAAATCCGCCCAAATCGTCAGCCCAACAGCGCCATCAGCGACCGTCCAGATCATGCTGTAACCATCGTAGCATAGCTTATACAAAATTTCTTGTGCCATGCTTTTTGCTTTGTTGAGTTCAAAAGCGTCCCAGTGCTTTTTGTTCTGCTCGTAGGCTTCCACAGCTTTGTCAATGGCGTGGCGAGCATCGTCCGGGTGCTCAAGGTCTACTTTCAATGTCAAAATCCGTTCCATGTTCAGCCCTCCTTCTGCTCAATCTCCAGAATCTTGCAGATGCTCTGAATAATCTTCTCCGGCTTTCGCTCGCCACGAAGAATCTTGTAGAGGTACGAATCATCAAGGAACAATCCAGTATCGCTTTGAACCGCCTGAATCAGCTCCGTTTGCTTCATACCTCGCTGTAACAGCTTCATCTTCACTTCCAGCTCAAAGCCAGAACGGAAGTTTTCTTTCAAAATTCCACCTCCATTTGCTAAAATCTATTGACATGTACGGAAAACTGTACTAATATAATGGCGTAGAGAGTTTATATTGTACAGTGTTCTGTACTGCCCATGTCTGTATTATAGTACAGACATCTGTACAAGTCAACTCTTTTGTACAAAATTCTGTGCATTTGTATACTTGCACAAATATGGGAGTGTTCTTATGTCGGACTTGTACAGCAACATCCATGCACTCTGCGAAAAAGAGGGCATCAAAGACGGAACCCTTTGTGCCAGCATCGGGATTCGCCGTAGTTTTCTTTCCGAGCTGAAAGCCGGGAGAACCAAGAGCCTGTCCGCAGAGGTTCTTTCTAAAATTGCATCTTACTTCAACGTATCGGTAGACTACCTTCTCAATGGCGAACAAAAAGAAAACCCGCCCCAGCAGCCGCAAAGTGAAGTCGATGCAGCAGTGGAGCGGATTAGAAAAAAACTTGAGTCTATGCCGACAGCGCAACGGGAAGCGCTGATGAACCTGATCGAGAAGATGTGAGGGACTGGTTCTGACCCGGTAAAATAAAAACCCCTTGTGCCGGGCTGGTATAGCTCTGTGCAAGGGGTTTTCTCTTATTCTAGGCCTAAGGCTTGCTCCGCTGCCGGAATCTTATCAGGGTGTTCCAACAGCCATGCGATAAACCTGTCAATCTTAGCTCTTTCTTGTTCGCTCATTGTGGCATATCCTCCCGATCAGTAAATACGAATGTCATTTGATACGATTATACATCTTTCAGTTGTATAGTCAATACAATTTGAACAACTTCGCAAAAATCGAATGTTTTCTTCACATCCGTTACTTTTTATCGGGGAAGCCACGAGCGTTCAAGTCAAAAGGGACAACGCCTATCCATCTTTCCTCCAATCACAGCTCTACGAGCTGTCCGTTAATGCGTTCGATGCTATCTGCCGGGTCGCGCCCATCGTCTAAGGCGGCTACGGCACGCTCTAGGACGGCTTTTGCTTCTTCGTAAGCAAACTTATCAGCATCGTTGTTTGCAAGGTTGTAGACCAGCTTTAAGGCGGTCTGGCGGGCATAGGGTATAAGCATGGTGTCGATTTGGTTCATATACTAGCCCTCCCACGGTTTTGGCGTTCTGCTTTCGGTCGGTTCAGATGCGGGCATCCCGTCAATGATAATCATATTGTTACCTCCTGTTTGATTATTTTTTCGATGTTACAGTTATAACACAGGCTGCTGTTGGTTCTCCATAGCAGCTTTTTCCATTTTTTGGCTTGTCGAATCCGGCAGTTTTGCAGAATTTTGTTGAAAGGGCGTGAATTTATGGATGAATATTTGGTAAGAACGGCCAAAGCATTAGAGATGGCACGGATGCGTTCCGGTCTGAGCCAGCAGAAATTAGCAGCACGAATGGGCGTGAATCGTGGCACGATTGCCAACTGGGAGCAAGGTCTGGCGGCTATTTCCCTACCAATGGCTATGCGCTGGTTCACCTGTTGCGGCGTATCGGCGGCTCGATACATGGACGCTTGCATTTATCCTGGACTGCTGGAGCATCTGGAAGACGACCTTCCCAACATGGAAAAGCGTCAGATTCTCATAGATGCCATGATTGAATGTTCTTCCTACGAGATAGATGCTTTGTTGTACATCCGGTACGGAGATCACGGTTCAGACCACATGGGCGTGCTGACGGAGGTTCTGGCAAACCTCCATACGCCATTGAAGGACAGGGTCTCTGTTTGCCGGATGGTATCGGGCAACTATGAGATAGCGCAGGCTACCGGGACAGACCCAGACCCGAATGGAACCGCCCCGAAGATGGAGATTCTTTATCAAGCGCAAGATGCCGGGACAGAAGCAGCCATGAAGTCCAACGATTCCTATACTGTTAATCCCAATAATATAAGCGGTTGATTGTCGAATTATCGCAGTTTTTGAGGAACATTTTGTCCACGTTTATCCACTTTTTGTACACCTATCGGGCAAATCTACCTTGTCATTCCGTCCCCCATAGGCTATGAACCGACAATATTTGCGCATAATAAACAACGAATTAGCGCTAATTTATCGTTTGCGATTAAGCAGCTTGTCAATCCGTCCCCCATAACACCGGCTTAAAATTTTTTTATCCACTTTTTGTACACGTTAGGTAAACCTAACCGTTAAGCGTTTCAACCTTTCGGATGTTAAGCATCTGTTTATTTAGCAGTATTCGCTTTGTGTTTTCCACTTTTCAGGAGAAAAAGAAAAGATTTTGTGGAAAATTTTCTTCTTCTGCTATTAGTAGAAGTTATTTTATAATCTTGTTAATAGTCTTGTTTTATATAATGTAAAGAGGTGTACAAAAAATGGATATAGGTGTACAGATTGTGGAAATGGGTGTACGAAATGTGGACGGTTAGGTGTACAAAAAGTGGAAACAGGTGTACGTTAACTATTGACTTGTACACCTGTTTGCGATATACTATTATACGAGAGGAGGCGTGATAAGAGTGTCCGATATTAAAGGCGGGAACTTGGTTGAAAAGAGCCGACAGCTTGTTTGGGCAAAGTTCACTGATTATACAGCAGGAGAGCTTCGGTTGCTTGAAGTGTATCTTAGCCGTATCAATCCGAGAGACCCCGAAACTTCAACGGTTCAGTTTACGTTACAAGAATATTGCGAATTTTTGGGGTTGAAAATCAACTCTAGGAATTTGAAAGCGCAGGTCAAGCATTTCATCGACAACTCCGTTGAAGTTCCTAGAGGTGACGGTTCAGGCTCGTTTGACTTGTATCCCCTGTTCAGTAGAGCAACGGTAAACTTTGAACCTAGTTTGATGAATATTACTGTGTCATTGTGTTGCAATCCGCTTCTGCAACCTGTTTTCTTCGACATTGCGGAGCGTGGATATGTCAAGTATCGCTTGCGCTACACAGCGAATATGAAATCGCAGTATAGCATTTTGCTGTATTCAATTCTCCGAGAGTTCATCGGACGTGGCGTGAGCCAGCCCGAAATTACGTTGGATAGATTAAGGGAACAGCTTGGCGCAAGAGAACCTAGCTATCAAGAGTTCAAGCATCTTAGGCGGCGTGTCATTGATATTGCGGTAGCTGAAATAAACGAAGTATCAGACCTGTGCGTTGAATATGACAAGGTCATGAGAGGTCGCAATGCGGTTGCTGTGAAGTTCGATGTAGCTTTCAAGTCTAATGAGCCAGTCATAGACGTGGAAGCTAACGAGGTTGAAAGCGTAGAGCTAAAAGATGTTCCAAAGAGCCAACGACCTGCCAGAAAGCCCCGCAGTGGCGCATATGAGGATGTGGATTGGGCATCTATTGCGCCGGAGATGTCTAAAAGCCAGTGTATCTTGACTGCAAAACTGGTGGCAAAGAGATTGCCGGAGAAGTATCCGAACGTCAAGCCTAACAAGAAAAAAGAAGCTGTTGTGAACATCATTGAGAATGCATACAGGATTCTTGTCAGTGAGCGACTTGATAGGATTGAAAAAGACCCCGGCGCTTATATGTACTCAATTTTGAAAGAAGCAGACATTGACGATTATGCTACGTTTGACGATAGCTTCTTGAAGTAGTCAGATACAACGCATTATGCAGAATGAGCACAGCGAGCAGATAAAGCAGAAAGGAGCGGTATGAAGAAACAGGAAATTGTGTGGTATTCCGTTAAAGATGATGGGATGCCAACACAAGAAATCATTGAAAAAGCGAAAGGTCGGTTCTTGTGTTCGGTAAAAACGGCCTATCTAAAAGATGAATCTATAACGGCAACAAACACAGTCGCAGCGTTTATTGAAAAGAGCGAGTTTGTAAACACATCGTTTCAGAGGTTGAACATTTCTTCGGACGCTTGCTTTATTGCAAGAGTGGAAGCGTGGGCAGAAATGCCGATATACGAATAAAGAAAGAGTGATAAAATGGCAAAAATCATAGCTGTTGCCAACCAGAAGGGCGGCACAGGAAAGACTACCACAAGCACCTGTCTGGCTGGTGCGTTACAGTTGCTTGGTAAGAAAGTTTTGCTGGTGGACTGCGATGCCCAGTGCAACGCAACGGACACCTACGGCGCACAGACAGAGGACGTGTGTACCCTGTTCGATGTAATGACCCGGCAGGGTACGGTAGAAGAAGGAATCCAGAACTGCGAAGCCGGTGACATTCTGCCGTCAGACAACGCATTGAAGGATATTGACGAGCAGCTTGTCCGGGACATTGGCAAGAACTTCCGGCTGCGTGAAGCACTGGAATCCGTGTCAGAACAGTACGATTACATTGTTTTGGACACTCCCCCCCAGCTCGGTCTTGCTCTTGTAAACGCTCTGATCGCCGCCAACAGCATTATCGTGCCCATCACAGCAGACCGCTATGCGCTTGCCGGATTGAGCCAACTTTCGCAGACCATTGGTGATGTTCGCAGATACTTCAACCCGACCTTGAAGATTGAAGGTCTGCTTCTGAATCAGTACAAGAGCCGCGAGAACCTGTCCAAAGAGGTTGTAGAGCAGCTCCCTGTGATTGCACAAAACATGGGAACAAAACTGCTGGACGTGAAGATTAGACCGTCTATGGGCGTTCGCAAGGCACAGGCAGAGCGGCACAGCCTGTTTAGCGGTGGCACGGCAAAGAGTACCAGCGCAGAGGATTTCAAAGAGCTGGCAAAGAAGATTGTAGAGGGGAAAGAAAAATGAGCGATTTGTACCCACATCTTTTGAATGCAACTTGTTCTGATGACACGGAGCAAGTCTACATTATCAATTTTGGTTTTTCATTTAATGACCTTTCCGATAAAGAGAAAGAAATGGCGTTTCATTCTCAGTGGTATCTAGCTGAAAAATATTGCAAAAAGTGGCAGAAAGAACTTGCAAATAATCAATGGGCAAAATCAGAAGATGAAATGCCAGATGAACTAAACCCATACGTTATCGGGTTTAGCAAAGACGAATACGATGTAGAAATTGTAGGCTATGAAGAAGATTTTAAGGAATGGCGGGACAAAAGCGGAAAGCCGCATAATATAACTCACTGGATGCCATTGCCGACCGTTCCTGACTTTGATGAAGATTGGGAGGAAGATGAATGAAATCAACCAGCAAAAAATCCTCAGGTCTGCTTGGCGGGTTTGACTTCCAGCCTGTTTTTTCGGAGCAGACATTAAGCCGAAGTGAGCCAAAGGAAGAAGAAGTAAGCCAAACAAAGCCGAACGAAGCCGAACAAGTACCGATTAAGCCTAGTGATGCCACAGACAGCCATGCACAGCCAAGTGAAGCAGAATTAAGCAGTATTAAGCCGAAGAAGCTGAAACAGGCAAAAGAAGTGCAGCGCTTGATTGAACAGGGCAATGTTCCCGGCGCACTAGCTGAAGCTGGCTTGACAAAGAAAAAAATCCCGATGCCGGAATCGCATCAGGGCGTTGCAAGTGGTGACGGCAAGCGTTCTAAGCGCATTACCATCCTTATGAGCGAGGAAGAACGCAAGTACATCAACCGTGAAGCCAGACGGCACGGAATGACCATCGGGCAGTTTGTGTACGCTCTGGCTGCTGCTGCGGCAGACGGGAAGATTGAGTTGGAGGATTTCTTGGAGGATTGACGTATGATGAAGTCGAAGGAATTTTACGAAGAAAATATTCTCCGTTTACAGAAAATGGTTAAACGTGGCATTTGCGTTCTTTTGTTCGATGTCTTTGCTGTAGCAGTTCAGATTCCGTTTATCTTTGCTGGTAAATGGGTTGCAACGCACTTGATTTTGTCCATTGCTGTATCTTTTACGGCGGGAATTAGTTTTAACACACTTATGGATAGCAAAAGACAACTTGATATGTACAAGGAAGATATGGAATTGTACTACACAAAAGAAAAATAATTTATGTGAGGGGAGAAAAATGCGCACATACAAGCCACACAGGCGCAGGAGTAAAGAGGAACAAGCCAAAATAAACGCAGAGGTAGCAAAACGTAAAGCGAAGCTGGCTGAAAAGTACAATACTGACACGCAGTATTACAAGGGCATTCCTGTTGAGTTGATTGTAAGAGAGGACTACGGTTGCTACAAAGCAAAGCGTTTCAAAATCAACGGAAGCAATCAAAACGTGTGGATTCCAAACTGCTATCTTGAAGATGACGGAACAATCAAGACAAATATGAACATTGATTTTGTATTTCGTAAGTCTGTAAACCAGTTAAATAAAGCGAAAATCACGCAAGCGATTATTGGTATCAAACGTAAAATGCCGGAAGAAGATGCGCCAAATCTTAAAAGCACTATGCAGAAAATCGGAGATAAAGGAGGAATTACATGGGTGTAACAATCAAATGCAAAAAGACTGGGCGTGAAATGGATGTGGGCTATTTCGGCTTTTTCAAGTTGAGAACGAAAGTTGCAGAACTTGTTGGTTCGGAAGTCGGAGAACACTATAAAAAACTTGATGACATTTTCGATATGCCATCTCCCGAAAAAGAACATGCTCTTGAATCGTACGATAACGAAACAGAACGATTGATTGAAAGCAAAATGCTTCCGATTAAAATTGCAGACTTCCTTTACCAGTCTGATTGCGATGGAAAAATCCGATATGGTGCTTGCAAGGAAATCTTAAAAGCCATAGGCGATTATGACGATAGCATTATTTACGGATATGCAGGTAGAGAAAATCCCGCAAGGTTCAGAGACTTCAAAGAAATCCTTCAAGATTGTGTAGACAATAAGTGTTTTATGATTTGGAGATAACAAGAAACCCCTGTGTAGCCGTTAAAAACTACACAGGGGTTCTTTTTTACTTATCAGCAATGCAATCCCAGTAGAGATATGCCTTGCCATCTACGGCATCCGTGTCATCAAGGAACGCCTTTGCCATGTCAGCGTAGAAGCCCGGAGTGTCAACGGACTGGCGTTTTGCGACCTGACAATAATCCGAGTACATCATGTTCATCACAGCCCAGAAATCGTTCGGGTCACAGGTGATATTGCGCTGTTTGGCAACATCCTGTGTCTGTTCCAGTGTCCAGTGACAGCCTTTTGTGCCGTCAGCGTTGACCATGCTGTCGCACCATTCCTCCGCTTCATCGTGGGTGAGGTGCTTGCGTGGCATCTTGATGGAGCGGCTGTCCGCACCTCCATGCTCATACTGTCCAGACCGCTTGTCCCAGTCTCCGTTCTGCGAGAAGCCAATCTGCGGCATCTTGCGCCCATACTCTACGTCAGGGTAGCGGGGGATAGGGTAGGGGTCGATATAGCGGTTCTCCTCCTGCGGATAGTAAGAATAGCGGTCGTTGCCGTCTTCCAGCTTACGCAGACGGCGTTCCAGCTCACGCTCCCTGCGGTCACGCTCTTCCTCAAGGCGGTCACGTTCCGGCTCACGGTCTTTGTCGTGTTCACGGAGCATCATCATGCGGCGAAAATTAGTCTTGCCCATAATCTATACCTCCTCAAGAAATGGACGCAGGCGCACCGGCGTGGGAGCGGCAGAAGCAGCCAAGATACTTAAACGTGCCGGTGCCGGTTGCAGACGTTGCCACACGGGTAGCGTAGCGGGTGCGGGTGTGGATGCTCTCAGCAGTCGCCTGAGCGCAGTTGCAGTCAGTCAGAGGGTATGCGGTCGTGCCAGCGCCGATGGTAATGACTACAGGGGCGTTGATGGTGGTCGTGTCCGGCAAGCTCTGAGCGACCACGATACAATACTTCTCTCCGTTCTGGTATGCGCCAGCAGGGATGTTGATGGTCAAAGTATCGTCGGCAAACGTGACTGCCTGACTGATGACCAAGTGCGAGCAGAGTTTGCAGCTTGTTTTGCAAGCCATAGTATTTTCCTCCTAAAAAATCAGGGGCAGAGGTGTCTTACCCCTGCCCCGATGGTTCACCCGGTGTTATCGGGGAGTGTGTAGGTTAGCAGCAGCCGCAGCAGTTCACGCCCACGTTGGGGTTTGCCACCTGATAAGCGGGAATCGGACGAGGATTGACCCGGTTCAGGATGGTATCGGTCTGCTGGGACATCACGGTGGTCAGAAGCGCATTCTGACGATCCTGAGAAGCGGCGAACTTCAGGCTCTGGTTCTCAGCGGTCAGAGTGGCAATCTTATCCTGCGTGAAGTAGTCCATCATGCTGCGGAAGTTGGCGTTGCAGTTGTCCACGATGGCGCGGGCGTTGTCTGCGATAGCCTGACGGGTAGCGCAGTCCTGCTGTGCAATGGTGTACTTCAGGTCGCCGATGAGCTGCTTGTTCTCGCAGCAGCAAGATGCAAGCTGCGTGGAAAGTGCGGTCTGACCCGCCTGCCGTGCGTTGCCCTCCTGCATGATGGCGAGGCTAATGGCGTTGTCGCCGTTGGACACGCTGCGTTCCAGACCGTTCACGAGCTGTGCGTTCTGGTAGCCGAGCTGACAGATGGCGCTATTCACGCCCGCAAAGCCGTTTGCAATGTTGGCGTTGATGCCGTTGATCTGCGCCAGCTGGTCATAGCCCAGAGAGCAAATGCCGCTCTGGATGCCAGCCAGAGAGCGGGAGGTATCCTGCTGGTAGAAGCCCTCAGACAGAGCCGCGCGGGTGTCGTTACCGCCCTGCCCGGTTGCGCCAGTGCCGACCAGATAGGGGATGTAGCTGTTCATTCCGTTGTCGCCGCCGTTCCGGCCATAGCCGTTCGTACCCCAGCCGAAGATAATAGCGAGGATAATAACAGCCCACAGACCTTCGTTGCCGAAGAATCCGCCGTTGTTATTACCGCCGTCCTGCCCAGCCAGATAGCCAGTTGCAAAATCGTCCATAACAAAACTCCTTTCAGTTTTGCGTTATGCTATCCCACCGCCGTGTGCGATGGGCGAAGCCAGATAAAAGCGGTTTTTATCAAGTCCGCAAAACTGAGAAGCGTTTCGCTTAGAGGGATGCTTATTTTGGGGTTATCAAATCAGCTTGGAAGATTGTTTTTTTCGTCTTCTGGGTTATCCAACTTTTTGCTGGCAGCACCGAAAATCAAGCCAAGCATCAAAGGAACCCATATTTTGTCGTTCCCATACAGATTGTTGAAGTCAAAATCTTTTTCTGGATGGCTGTTTTCAAAATCGTCCATTGCAAAGTCTCCTCACTTCGGCAGCGTCAAATTCAGGACGCTTGCCAGCTGGTTCAGGTCGATGCCGCGCTCTTTGGCAAGGTTCTGCGCCATCGTCCTGAGTTGTGCTTCGCTTTTGCCCTGAATCAGGTTCAAGCCCTGCATGATAGGAGCATTCTGCCCGCTCAACTGCTGGATAAGCCCCATTGGGTTCTGTCCGGCACGAGCCAAATTTGCAAGCTGCATGATGGGGCTGTGCGTAATCATATCAAACGGAGAGGACATTGTTATTCTCCTTTCTTTGCAGCGGCAGCGGGCTTTGAAAAGCTCTTCTGCCACTTTTCCAGTTCATCCAGCCGATGTACAAGGGCGTTGTACTGCTCAATAGGCACATACTGCTGTGTCGGTGCAGCGGTTTGCTGTGCCTGTTGCGCCTGTATCTGCCGCCACGCTTCCGGGCTGTAAAACTCCTGCACATAGGATTCGCAGGTGTCAGGGTTCAGCCGCTTGCAGTAGATCACTCCGCTCCGCAGGTCTGGGCAATAGGTCGGTCTGCCGTACAGGTCAGACGGTATTGCCAAAAATTCTTCCCTGCTGGAAACAGGTCTACCCAGCAGCCAACCGCCGTCCTGTACCGACTGCTGAACAGGCTGTTGCCCATTCATCGGCTGCGGACGCTGCTGCTGTGCCTGCTGCATCTGTGCATTTGGCATGGGAGTGGCAAGCCCGACCGTGCCCATACCGCCGTAAGGGTTGACAGGCTGTTGCGGAACATAGGGCGCTCCGGGTGTCTGGTAATAGCTCATGGTTCATCCCTCCTATTGCGCCCAGTGTACCGCACTGGCAGAAAACGAGAGACAACGAAGGTACAACGAAGGACAAAAATGCTCTATTTTGCCAAAAGAAAAAAAGTGCTCATTGAGCACAAAATTTTACAAATAGGCTTGTATTTTGCGCTCAATGAGCGTATAATAAAGACAGTGAAAGACACCAACACACAACAACATGGAGGTTTTTATTATGACGAATTTTGAAGTTGAACGCATGGAGGCTGCTTTTGAGTATCTGGAGAACAAGTTGAATGACCACTACTCTTATCTGCTGGGATGTGGCGACCCGGAACGTGTCAAGAAAGCGCAGAGCCTGATAGCCCGCCGCATGATCGCGTATAACGAGGTGAAGGACGCGCTTACCGCGTTTAGTCTTTTTGACGAAAGCGATGCTGCAATCGCAGAAAAAGCGTTCAAGGATCCTAAAAACAATGACCACGTTTTTGCTTTCAGCGTGTCCTGCAAAAAGTTTGCAAGCGAGGAGCACCGTCAGGTAGGCGCAAATGCCGAGCAGGCAGAGCAGTTCCTACGCAACCATCTTGCGCTTGAATACTGCAACAGCATGACCCCGGATGACTTTGAAATTAAGCTCCTCGGTCAAATGTGCTAAATAAAAAAGCCCCGTCAAGTGCAGCGAACACTTGACGGGGCTTTTGTGAAAGACGTACCATGGAGGTACACGAACATATTATCACCCGAAAGAAAGGAAGTCAACCATGTACAGCAAAGCAGAGCTTTTTGGCATGGCTGCCAAGCAGCCGAAAGAAGTTTTTCTCGGTAACGTCACCCTCAGCATCCCGGACGATTCCGATGGCTGCGCCGATCTGGACGCCGAGAAAGACCGTCTGGGCCGTATCTGGGCAGCAGCACGCATGAGCGTGCGGGAGATGGTGGTGGCATCCGGCATCAGCCAGACCGCCTTTGCAAAGGGTGCGGGCATCCCGCGCCGCACGGTGCAGGGGTGGTGTTTGGGCGAGCGCGACTGCCCGGAATACGTCCGCTTCCTGCTGGCCGAGCACTACGGCCTGATCTGAGGAGAATGTTATGGCAGATTTGACTGGAAAGCATTTTGGAAAGTGGACGGTACTTGCGCCGTCTGAAAAGCCGCACTACTACACATGCCAGTGTGAGTGCGGAGTGGTAAAAGACGTGTATGACAGCTCCCTCCGTCTTGGAAAAAGCCGCAGCTGTCTGTCTTGCGCGAATCGAGGGCAAAAGCCAGGCCTGACAACCGCAAGACTGAAAAAGGCAAAGGAAAAAGAGGGACACGTCATCAACGGATGGCAGGTGTTAGAGGTTTTGCCCGAAAAGAGGTCAGGTCATTTTCTGTGCCGCGCTATTTGCCCGAAATGTGGGAGGGAAACCACCGTAAAGCTTACAAGGCTTTCTCTGATCCAGCATTGCGCAGATTGCAACAGGGACATTGGAGAGAAAACCGGGGCAATTCACAGCACAGCTTACACGGGTGGCTCTTCCCTTATGTCGATTCGCACAAGGGTCGGAGGCCATATCAATAAAAATTCCACTTCTGGCGCAAATGGCGTGTGTAAAGACTGCCACGGTCGATGGCGTGCATATATCAATTTCCAACGCAAGCAATATCATCTCGGAAGCTATAACACGATCGAAGAAGCCGTTGCGGCCCGAAAGGAAGCCGAAATCACAATTTACGCCCCGTACCTCAAAGAACATGAAGGATGGGAAGAAGAACTTTCCAGCAGGCTTGAGGAATTGAAGAAAAAGTAAAAAAAGCCCCCGATGCTCCAAACGGAACACCGGGGGTTTGCTTTACTCAAAAACTTTTTCAATGCCTTTCAGCCGGTAGCCTATTGCCGTCCGGCTATAATGTGTCTGCGCTGCAATGTCCGGCAGCGGGAGCCGCTCAACGTACCGCAGTAAGGCTATCTTACGGTCTGCCCTCCCAAGCGGTGCGCTTTTGATGGCGGCGATCATCCTCTGTCGGTCAAGTCCTTGCAGCGCAGCGGGCAGCACTACACGAGCCGCCGCCACAGGCAGCACCGAGCCAGAAAGGCTGCGGCAGCTGTCCCGCGTTGCGCACCATTACGGGGACGTTACCAAAAAGGTCGATTTTGCCGCATCTCTTGATTTCACAAAATCGTTTCTGCTCGTATGTAGTGCTTGCCATGATATCCTCCTTACAGTGTAATTTCTTCAGCGTCCGCCTTGTCTTCTGCATCCAGCGCATCATAGTACGCCTGTGCAAGAGCTTCCACCTCTGCGATGTCATCTGCGGTCAGCAGTCCGTTGTCGTAGTGCATATATGCTTTATCCAGCCAGAACGCAACATCGCGTCCTGCTGCAATTTCCCGCTTGATGGAGCGCAGGGTCAAATCGTGTCTGGATTTGGATTTAATTGCCATATGTATGTACCTCCTTATGTGTCGGTCATTGATGCTACTGCATCCTCAAGGTCAGTGATGCGCTTGATGGGGTCTGCTCTGCCGGTTACCGTCACGCTATCGGCATCGGTTATAACCGTGTTCACGCCGCTCAGAGCGGGGATGGGCTGTGCGCCAGTTGCGGTGAATGGCGTTGGAGTTGCCAGCTTGTAGGCGATTTGGACAGGTGTTTCTGCCGCGTACTGGGCGGTGAGGTAGTCTTTATACGCATCTAAGTCGGTAAATACACTCGTATAAACGCGGATAATTGTCCCCCGAGTAAACGCAGCTTTTCTAAAATGTGAACATATAGTATCAAGCGGTTCGCTATCTACGGTATAGTCAGCCGTGTAAAAAAATTTGGCGCTACTACCATCGTCATATAGTGCCCAATTTTCTGTACCGTTAAAGGACTTGGCTTGCCACGTCTCCTGCCCATCTCCCGTCACAGCATCCACCTCGCCGCCGTAGATGGTGCGTGGCAGAGTGAGGGTGGCGGTCTGGCCGGTGTAAGGCTCAACCTTTGTCGGCTTCTCACTCCCCGCAACAAGTGCTGGAATGTAATCTTTGTTATACGTTCCCGCTGTATTTACCGCCGCATATGCTCCCGTGATAATGCGGGGCGTGTCGGTGGTAAAAGGTGACACGTGTAGATTCCCTTTGTCTGTAGTAAGGATCACGCCGCTGCCCCACGAGTACGTTCCTGCTGGCATCTCAACCCGTTCAGATTCTGCTAGGACTATTCTAAATAAATCCGTCCAGTTAGTCTCTGTTTTCTTGCCTGATACATGGATAGTCCCTTTTGGCGTTTTTACTATGGTAAGGCCGTCTTTGGTTACCGTGTCGGGTATTCTGTCAAAGATATGCGGCAGCAAGTTCTCCCCGCACCGTTCCACTTTCACCGAATCCCGTCCGGAAATAGGCCGGATGTTCTCCGGGCTCGGCTCGCCGCTGCCCTCCTGCACAGGTTCCCAGCTGGCAGTCACCCCCAGCGGATAGCATGTCACAGGGTAGCACTGCACCGGGTTGCCGGTCTCCTCCAGCGGCGGGCAGAGCATATCCACGATGTGCTTGCTGCTCCATGCGTCAAGCCCCACGGTGGTATCATCAATTTGTGTGCCATCTTTGCCGTCTGCACCTGCCGGGCCGACTGGGCCCTGTGGCCCCTGTGGTCCAGTGTCGCCGGTGTCTCCTTTCGGCCCCTGCGCACCCTGCGGGCCGCGCTCGCCCTGAATGCCACGCGGCCCCTGCTCGCCACGAGGGCCAGTTTCGCCCTGCGGGCCGGTGGCTCCGGTAGCACCAGTGGGGCCTTGAGGGCCCTGCTCGCCCTGCGGGCCGACGGGGCCAGTGTCGCCCTTGTCGCCTTTCTCGCCTTTGAAGTCACCAGCGGCAATGCCGTCCTTCAGCTCCTGTAAGCTGTCAGCGGCTTCCTGAGCGCTCTGGGCTGCATTGCCAGCACTGGTGGCTGCTTCACTGGCGGCGGTCTGGGCATCGGTCTTGGCCTGCTCTGCGGCGGTGGCATCTTTGTGCACGGCATCCACCAGCTGCTGCCACGCGGGCGAGTCCGGTTCCGGCATAGTGCCGTCCTCTGTGCCGCTGTTGGCGCTGACGCGATATCGCAGGTCGGCGCTGGTCACGGTCTTTGTGCCGTCGCTGCCCTCAAAGGTGATGCAACCATTGCCGGGCTGTGCGGTCACGCTGGCGGGTATGTCCACAGAGCCGTCCACAACCAGCGAGGACGCCGGGTCTTTGCCGTCCGGGACGTGCCAGAACGCCCGGATGGTCAGGCCCTCCCACTCGCCGGTGACAGTGACGGCAAGGCGGTATACGCCTCGGTTTTTGGTGTAGCCAAAGCGCACCAGCTGCTCATAGCCCGGCACTTTGACGACGCCATTGGATGCGAGAGATACGCTTAGCTCGATCATGCTTTACTCCTTGTTGATGGTAGGCTTCTTTTCTGCCAATGCCTTCTTCATCAGGCTCACGGCCTTTTCAATCACCGCGTCAAGCACTTCATCCGTGATGATAGGCTTCAGCCATGCAGGGCAGGCCGCACGCAGCGCGTCAAAGACCTGCTTCTTTTTCTTTGCGCCCTGACCGCTGCCCATGATGCTGTCCTCGGCCTTGCACACGAGGTCATAGGCCAGATCTTTGACCAGCTGCTTATAGCCCATGCGGATAGCGCCGACTGCCAGAGCCACAAAGCCGACGATGATGAGAACGATTGCGACGGGGGTGGGGATAAAGTTAAGCATTGCTTCCATGATTTGTTACTCCTTTCAGCAGGTAGTTGTTAATATCGGATTTGCTTTTTTGCATACCTTCGCGGTTGTTGCCGGAAAGTTGTGCATCCAAAAGATTCTGCACGCCAACAAGGACGAGACGCATTTCTTCATCAATGCCGTCAAAGCGCGTCAAATCGCGTCTAAGGGCCGCGGCGTGCTGCGTGGAAACAGTTTCTACCGCAGCCAGTCGCTTTTCAATGGTGTCAATGCGCTTGTTCTGCGCATCGTCGGGGGCCTGTGCATTTTTGACGTACTTGTGGATGATGTCCAGCACCTTGTCGATGGTGATGACCGCAGCGCACAGGCTGCCCAGGATGCCCAGCACCCACAGTAGAGCTTCTTTTTCGGTCATTTGCCCTCCCGGAGACGGGTCAGGCCCTTCTTGCAAATGATCTTCGGGTAGTTGCGTGTGGTCACATTGAGGTCAACGTGACCGGAAATGCCAGGTACGCTGCCCTTACTGGTGTGCTGGTGAGTGTTGTAGGCAAAGGTCACGGCAGGTGTCTTTCCCGTGTAGTCGGCCAGCCACACGTCGTAGGGGCTGAGGGCAGCACCGCCCATATACAGGCGCGTCTTAGCAAAGCTGGTGTAGGTATAGAGCTGGGCATAAAAGCCCATGTCTTCCACCTTTTTCAGGGCGTAGGCTGTCAGGTCGGTCAGCGCCTGCTTGCCAAGAACCCTGAATTTGTTGTCCTCCACGTCCACTGCCACAGGCATTTCCAGCGTCTTGCCACGCAGGGCGTCAGCCAGCAGGGAAAGCTCTGCATCGGCCATTGCCTTGCTGGTGGCGTAGGTGTAGTAATACACGCCCACCGCCAGACCTGCCGCCTTTGCGTTGCGGTAGTTTGCTTCAAAGGTCGGGTCGATGTACAGGCCGTCTGCTCGCTTGGAGAGCCTGCGGTTTGTGCTGACGGTCTTGAGCATGACGCCCTGATAGCCAGCGGCCTTGACCTTCTTCCAGCCCTCCAGTGTAATGTTGCCCTGATACCGGCTTACGTCGATGTAGCGGTAGGGCGGTGCTCCCGTCCACTCGGTCACCTCAGTCACAGATGCCATTGTGTCCTCCTGTTCTACCTGTTCTTCCGCCAAAGCGGCAAAGAAACGGCTCAAAAAGTTAAAAAGTGCGGTCAAAAATGTGTTGTTTATTGCGATCACCCCCCAATGTCCAAGAGTAGGCATTAAGCGCCATGGACGGCCTCCTGCTGGGCCAGCAGCTCGATCAGCTCCTTATACTCGGCCTCGGTGATGCGGCCAATGGCGTAGAAAACGTCCAGCTTGTCCGCAAGACCAGCGGTCTGTCCGCGCTCGATCAGGCGTTTACAGGTACGATACAACATAGTTTTTACCTCCTTATGTGGTTCTTGTATCAGTGGTGGTGTCATCGGTCAGTCCCAGCTCCAGCAGGGTCAGGCGGTACTCCTGATCTACCGCCATAGCGTCCGTGTCCGTTTGCGCGGACTGCGTCTCGGTCAGCAGCTCTGCCAAGGTGGGGTAGTGGTAGCCGGTGAATACAACCGATACAGTATTCAGCGTATTGGTAAGGGTACATTCAAGACGTTTTTTGTCGGCCGAAAATAATACTGTGACCTTGAGACTTCCCGCGCCAAAACTGCCAGTTTCATATGTCATACCAGGGGTAAGATTAAAATCAGTTTCGTTTATGCGGAGGTTAACGTAATCTACACCGTCCTGAACGTTAATTGTCTCAGTTTTTCTCCTCCCAATCGTTGTTTTTCCGCTCCACACCAGCCGCGCCTCCGACTTTACCGCCACACTGGCCGCGATGGTGTCATACAGCGTCTTGCCGCTCAGGGTGCCGTCCGGGGCAATGTCCAGATAGTCGCCTACCTTCACGCCGCCCAGCTGGTCTGCCGTAGCGGGCGGCAGGGTGTACGGCGTGCCGAACTTGGCGTCGGCCTGAGCTTTGGTATAGTAGTCGGAAAGATCGACTTTTTGAATGCTGTCTTTCCACGATTTTGTATCATTGTCCCACGTCCAAATAGTGTCTGTGGTACCAACGACCGCCCACCAGCCGTTTTCGCCTACAGGAACAGCGGCTTTCAGAGCTTCCGGCGTGGCGTACCACCCCTGTGCACCGATGGTAATGGTGCGGACCTGCTCAAAGTATTCTTTTGTGCCCTGCAAATAAATAGCAGACTGAGATTCCGAACTCTTTGAATTGGTTTCGCTTGTCTTGGCAGCAGCAGCAGACAAAGCTGCATTTTCAGAGTCCGCTTTTACAATTGCAGAAACATCTTTTGCGGCATTTTTTGCAGCCTGTTCTGCTTTTGCACGTTCTTCCGCAGCGGAATTTGCAGCAGAAACAGCTTCTTCTTTTGCGTTGATTGCGCCAGCAACTGTACTCAGCTCATTTAAAGTGGATGCGTTGATTGGTGTGCCGTCCTTTATGGGTTCGTCGTTTCGGACGAGCGTTACAATTTCAGACGACCCATCCTCACGGACTAACGTCCACCTGCCAGGATATTTTGATATGCGGTCTTCAAAAACCATATTGGTCCTCCCCAGCCATGTATTCGCCAGAAAAAGTAACGTAAGTTTTGGCGATTGATTCTATGTCTGACAAAATGCTTTCAAGTTGGTTCATTGTCTCGAATCCGAGCCTATCCATAGACGTAGGCGTCGGCGCAGTTTTGGCGTCTCCTGAGTTTTTAGAACGAATAGATTCGATATTCGACAGCCACCTAGTGGCATCTGACGTGGTAAGATACCCGTTTATGTCCCAGTCCGTCTTGACATCTACGTCCGCACCGAGAAGTGAAGCAAGCTCGGATATGCCGGTTTCTATTCTCGAAAAATCTCTGTAGTCAAGAGCCCCTTTCATACCGGAAAGCCACTCCGCTTTTTCCCCATCCGTCCAGGTCCCGTTCACGGCTTTACCATAAATGAACTTTAGGCGGTCAACATCGTCTTGGGTTCTGTCTGTAATCCAAATCGCCATAGTCCCTCCTTAAAGCAAAATCTTTTTGTAGTTACCGACTTTAGTCGTAGACGGAAGCGTAAAAGCGGGGCTGAACTTGTTGGAACTCCACGCGTTATACGATTCTGAATAGAAAAACGTCTTGCCTCCATTATTTGTTCCGAGACTGTATGTTCCAACAAGCTGGCCTTGAATGGGATTCCCGGAATAATCTCGCCATGCAGGGGAGCGTGACCATCTTTGGATAAGACGATTGACGGAATCATCATAAGACTGAACAAAAACATTTCGGGTTTGCTTTGGTAGTACAGAACCTTCTTTTTTGAAAAACGGGTTACTGCCATTTACATAAACATCTGCGTTTTTGTCTTCCGGGTCAAACATCTCATAAATAGACGGGAGAAAAACACTGCGAGAAAGCGTTCTGATTTCCGTAGTGCTACCGCCTACCGTGTAATAGAAAGAGGTAAGCCCCATTGCGGACTTGACGGTGTCGCTAAATCTGTTTGCGTAATCTTCCTTCAACAGCCTGTCGATGGAGCTTCCGTCGTATGTATTGACGTGCGTCTGGTTCCACACTGTTTCAGCAAGAGGTTCTTTCCTGATAAGAAGTGTTCTCCCTGGACCATTTAAACCAGGCTCATACCCATGTTTTGCGACAACAAACTCTACATCCGCACCACTTTCTTGAATGTAAACAGACGATCCTTCCAGCATATCCGACAAAGACGGAGCCTGACTGATAACGGTACACTTTGCAGATACGGAAGACACGAAGGCTGTGACTACGGCATCTCCACTGGAAACAAAAGAAATGTCGCAAACAGAAACGCCGCCTTTGTTGGAAACGACGGAAATGGAAACAACGTCGGGAGGAGATGCTTCCCATCCGATTGCTGGGGAATCCTCTGAGGAAGGGACAAGCGTTGCGGTTAAACGAACGGTCTCTCCAGGAGCCACAAAAACGGAGTCCTTATCAAGTCTAAGGGCACTCGCACTTTCCACCATATATCCTTCCATCGTACCTTTAAAACATCCGTTAAAGGTATACTTGGCATCCGTAACGAGAACGTTCGATGCATATCCAAACTGGTGGTTTGCTCTAACAAAAGACAACGCATCAATATGGGGGCTTGCACGAAATTCCAGGTTTACCTTTCTTCTGTTAGAAAGAAGTGCGTATGTTTCGGTCAACGCATTTTTTGCGCTAGAAGATATAGATTTCGATATAAGCGGATTATTGATGCTTTGGGTCGCTCCGTTCCCACTAGCTCCGGCTGGATAAAACACGGATTCGCCGCCAACCTTGCACGATACGTTTTTTATTTTTGTCGAAAACGTTATTTCTGGGTATTTAAAGCTATTCAAGAGCGATATTTCCTCAATATCAGACCTCGTGACTGGAACAAGAGGAACACGTTCAATGTGAATGACCCCATCTCTGGATTGGTAAAGAGCCATCCCAGCTGCGTTTGCAGCAAGCTGAAGAACGTCTGCGTTTTTATAAGAAGAAGCATCGGAGGAAATGTCGCAAGAATAGTTCTTTAATTCTTCCGAAATTTCGTAAGAGATTCCGGGAACATCCAGAAGCTCTAATGCATCAAAACACATCTGATAAAGCGTTCCACTCGTGTGCCCAGTATAAATGGAATCTTGGAGGAAAGATAGGGCGTCCCTGGCATCAAACGATGCCGTTATGCCATTCGCCGGAATTGTCCATCCAGAAAGAAAGAACTTCCCTCCGTCAATCCATTCGACCGCATCTCCAATGTCCATGCCGTATTGAACTGAAATCTCCTGACGTTCATAAAGATACCGATAAAGTCCACCTGGATTTACCGGGTTCCAGCGTTGTTCGGAGTTATCAACAGAAAACGAAACGGAATCTTTGGAAAGCTGCCCAGAAATCGGGTCGCGTTTTGATTCATGCGTATAAGAAAGCAAATCCGCTTTGCTAAATTGGACACGCAGACCAAATTCAACTTGCTCCACTCTTGCTCTGCGGCCCTGGATGCACCATTCCAAAATTTCAAGGGTAATTGAATCATACCCAGAAATCTCAAAATCTACAGAGGATTCAACCGACTGGTTATCGTCAATTTGTTTTGACGCAACGAGCTCCTTTCCGCTATAAGCCGCCAACCTAAAAGATTTTGCAAATTCGTTTAAAACAGACGACCATACGATTATAATTCCGGGGATTCTTTCAGTGTGTGTTTTGCTGAAAGAGAAAGTGATAATCGGATGGTTTGTGTCAGAAACACAATCCATACTTAAATACCCAGCGTTCTCGTATGGCTCTGAACCTGGGACCAAAAGTTTGCTCCCGTCAAGGACCCACAAATTAGGTTCTCCGGTGGCATAATTGGCCAAAGAAGCAGAATCCAGGTCTGTGACAGACAACGTGTTGCTGAATAAAGCCTGGTTGGAAGAGCTGGCAATGGCGTCTGCTTGGGCCTTATCGTCAGAGACGTGGTAAGTGATGCGAACAAACATCTCCGGAACAAGTGTCTTGTCGTATTGTTCAAGCCACTTGTCGGAAGGCAGAAAGCCCATAAATAATCACCTCTCTTAAACTTCAACCAGGCTAAGGGATGTCCCGACCCATCCCATAACGTTTCCGTTGGACGGGGAACGCCTCCACATTCCGGCGGTTCTATCGGAAACATACATTTGCCTTGTCGTGTAGCTTGCAGTTGCTTGGTTATAAAACCGAACAGTGCAGTAAAAGTTTGTGGTGAACGGCCCGATGACATCCGCCCACTGTCTTGCGGTAAGATAATTCCATTTTAGGGAAATCTTCGCAACATCGTGCCGCACCACAGACCCAACGACTTTGCCTTGTACGTTTCGTCCAGAATCGACTATAGTGCTTGTTGTAGCGTCGTAGGAGGAAGGCTCAGGCAGCTCTCTGCCATTTACTGTGACGAAAGATTGCATAAAACGTAAACCTCCTTAGTAGCTGTAAACTTCGTTTCCCATAATTTGCATTCCTCGCTCCGACTGCCTCTTTTCTACAGACGCAGTGATCTGCTTCCCGTCGAGGTAAATCTTGAGTTCCTTTCCTCCAGTGATTTCATCTCCATATCGCTGGAAGATGTCAAGAAATGCGTTATAGCATCCATCGTGGACGGCACTACGAAGCTCTGCGGAGCTCGTTCCACTAGCGGAAGAAGTCGGGTAGTAGCTCCCAACGGATGTAGTGGAGCCATTAACAGAATCGTAATCACTCGTGCCAGGGTAGCTCGAGTAGTTGTCATTCACAGACGGGCGTGAACTTGTTCCGTACTTCCCAACAAGCGTTCCGACAATTCCTGCAATTGCGGCTGCAATTGCGACGCCGCCAGCGATCATGATGACACCAGTTGGGATGCCAAGAGATGTCAAGACGCTGCCGATTGTCTGCAAGATGCCCATAAATGCAGCTCCAATTTGACCGATAAGCCCGGCAATGCCAGCGATGATAGACGGGAACTGACTTAAAACGCCAGAAGAAAGGCCAATACTGATCGCCTTGCCGGATGCCGAGATTGGTCCGATCAGAGAAGAAAACGAGGACGAAATTTTACTTCCGAGACCGACGACCTTCGTGGAGATTTCGCCAAACTTGGATGTAATTCCATCCAAAATGTTCTTTCCGACAAGTTTTGCGGAAGAAAATACTTTGGAACCAACGGTTTTAAGAGCACTAGTGAGATTGGAAACCAAGTCGGAAGCGTAAGACTTGACCTGTTTTCGGTTTTCCTCCCCCATTGCCTTCCAGATGATGGCTGCTGTGTTTTCGGCGACGGTTTGGATATCACCTTTCTTGACCGCATCAATCATGCCCTTAATCGTTCCGATAAAATCATTCTTCAGCCCATTGTCGATTTCATTCCACTTTGCGTCGAACGTATTAACCATGTTATCAACAAAGCCATTTGCAACGTCTGCGCCATAGTCAATCATCTCGTTGCCCTTCTGTTGAACAACGTTTGCCAGATTGGTCACAGCTTGTTCAACGTAAGGAAGTGCTACGATGATACCGTTTGCAAGGCCCTGGTCGATGTAAACGCCAAACTGCTCAAAGAGCTTAGAGGGAGAATGAATGTCAGTTTCCGTGGTAAATTTGTCAATGATGGCTTTCGCAAGGCCGCCGACAGTTTTCTTGGCAGTCTCGATTCCGTTATTGATACCCTTGATAAGTCCTTCTACGATATTCTTGCCATAGTCAAGAAATTTTTGTGGCAGATTTTTTATGGTATCAACAAGGCTGTTCCACGATTTGTCCCAGTTAGTCTTGAATCCAGACCATTTCTGGTTCCACCACTCGCCAACACCTACGAACCACTGCTTCAGTCCTGCGCTGGCTTGGTCAAGCGCTTGAATGGGATGCTGCACAAACCCGGGAAGGCTTTCCCACGCGGTCTGAAAATTGGTCTTAAAGCCTTCCCACTTTTCATTCCACCACTCGCCAACACCTACGAACCATTGTTTAAATTCGGCGCTCATTTTATCAAGTTGAGAAGTGATTTTATCCCAATTTTGATAGATGGCAATTCCAACGTCGGTCATTGCGCCAACAATCAAGCCAATCAAAACTCCGATACCCGTACCGATTGGGCCTCCAAGAGAGCCGATAATTGCACCAATGCCTGCGCCAGCCATCGTCGAGCCAAGCGGAATCAAAATTCCGTTTAACGTGTTTAAACCATTCTTGACAGCATCGTAAACGCCCGTTACAAACATAGGTATGCCGGTTATTACTCCGCCAACTGCTGCTCCAATAATCGCGCCAGCAGTAGAGCCGCCAGCCGCTTTAATGGCCGCGCCAACAGCAGTATTACCAAAGCCGGTCACGATAAACTGAGCAATTCCTTTGCCAAGAATGGCTGCGCCTGTAGTTCCAATCAAAGCGCCAAGAACAATTTCAGCGAAATTCTTTCCATTTACGCCATTTTCAATCGCATCTTTAATGCCTGTAATCTCAAGAACAACGCCAACCGTAAAAACGCCAAGACCCAAAACAATGGATTTCAGTGCGTTCATTTTGGAGATAGCGTCCACAATATCCGTAATAAGATTTGTGAGCTTCCAAGCGGCAAGAGCGGTTGCTACAGTCGCTATAAGAGGAAGCATATCTTTGATTTTTTGCTTAATAGCATCAATCTGCTTTGCGAATTCTTCATTGTATTGCTTGAACATATCGTAGCCGGACAGGTCTACATCGCCCAAAATATTGCCAGCGGATGAACCGCCGCCAGAGACGGAACTTCCCTGTGTGGGGTCAATGATGTTCAGTTCATCAAAGCCCATCGTGTAATCCTTGAGGGCTTTGGCGGCTTTCTTGGTGGAGTCTGCCGTGTCATCCATTGCGTCACCGATACCGCCAACGCTGTCAGCGCTTTTAGTGAAATCAGTGAACACGACCTTCACGCCCATCAGCTTTGCCACCCACTCAACAAACTCTCGAATGAGCTGCACGGCGGCAATAAGCGGGGGAAGAATGGATTTCAGGGCGGGGTAGAGCAGAGAACCGACAGACTTTGCCAACATATCAAGCTGAGCTTTCAGAATCTTGATCTGGTTGGCGGGGCTTTGAATGGTCTGCGCAAGATTGCCCTGCACATTGGCGGTCTGCTTCATAATGGCAATGTAACGTAGAACTGCCTTATCTGCCTGAGACAGACTAGATACCTGTTTGTTAAAGCCCAAAGCCAGAAGTTCCTGCTGCAACCGTGCCTGAGACAGATCAACGCCCAAACGGCGAATAGGCTCAATCTCGCCAGAGATTGCGGATGACATTGCAGTAAAGGTTTCAGCAACGTTTTTGTTCCAATAGGAACCTTCATCGTAGGCAAGCTGAGTCAGGTTCTTAGACAGAACGTATGCCTTGTCGCTAGTCAGACCAAACGAAGTACCTAAGCTCTGAATGGTAGCCATGTAAGTCATCGCTTTGGTCGGGTCAACGCCAAGTAAGCCCTGCATCTTGCTAATGAGTGTATCGGCTTCACCGCTCAAATTGCCCATAGCGTTATGAAACAGGTCTGTTGCTTCGTAAAAGTCATTAAACTTCGCAACAGCGTTGCCAAGATACTCAGCAATGGCTTTCAACGAAACCAGCTTTGCTATGTTCCGCATAAAGCCGTTCATCTGATTGGACAGACTGAGATAGCTCTTGCGCTGCTTTTCATTGGCTGCGGTCACGCGGTTTGCCTGTGTGACCACTTTGCTCAACTGCGGAGGGAGCTTTGCAAAAGCATTGCCTACCTTGTCGAGCTGAGATGCAAGGGGAGTAAGGGCGGTAGAAATCTTCTGGCAAGAGCTTGCAAAAGAATCAAGGTCTGTCGCTTTCAGCTTGTCGGTCAGGTCAGGAACCTTTCCGATCGCATTGAAAGCGCTGCCAAGAACTTTAAGGTTCGATGCGTCCAGAATGGACAGAGGAGCCAAAGCATTAGTAAGCTGAGTGATGCTTCCAGACATGGAGTAGAAATCCACACCGTTCAAACCGGAGACTGCCGCAGGAATCTTCTTGATTGCATTCACGACCGTGTTGATGCTCTTTGCGCTTGCGGTCGTGTTGACGTTGGAAAATCCATTCAGAAAGCTGGTAATTTTGTCCAGCCCAGACATTCCAGCGGATGCCTGTTTCAGCGTTGCAATAGAACTAGCCAGCTTATCAAGGCTGTTCACAACTTTTGTGACGTTGCCCTTTGTCCGCAAATTAGAAATGGCAGTAGCGAGCTTGTCGATATTAAGCTCTGCGCCCTGCGATTCCGCAGAGATTTCTACGGATAAGCTTGTAATATCAACATCAGCCATCACTACCACCATCACTTTCCATCATAGAGAACATCATTTTCTTGATTCGCTCCTGCGCCTCAACTGCGCGTTGGTATTCATACTCGTCTTTCTCCTTTTGAGTAAGGGGAATCGGTCTATCCATGTACTTGATGGGACTAGACCCTTTCTTTCGGAACATATTGCCAACCGTAGAGGAAAGCGCAGATGCCATGTAAAAACCGTTTCTCCATGCTTCTGCATTAGCTCTGCGTTCTCGCAGCTCCTCTGCGTCACGGTATACCTTAGCAAGCCAGACATCGCCGTGCCAGAACTGCTCGTAAGTCATACCGATAGAGATGTAATAGGCTTCTACATCGTGGAACAGCTTGGAGAAGGAAAACGGTTCTCCCTCTCCGTCTGATTCCTGAGATTGTGCGGTTACACAATCTCCCACGTTGCGTTTTTTGCGGTCTTGTCCTCAGTATCAGTTGCCAGCAGAGACTTAGAAGCGTCCATGAACATCTCAAGCAACGCAGCCATCAGCTCTTCCTTCTCGTCGATGTGGGCAAACATTTCGTCCACGACTTTACGCTTGATGCCACGATTTCGGGCGATAAACGCGCCGTAGAACAGGGCGCGGGAGTTGGACAGCAGGTTGGTCATCTGGGTGTACTGGCCAATCTGAAAGCCTGCACGTTCGGTAGCTTCCACGCTGTCACGGGTGAAAGTCAGCTCATAAGTGTTCTTGCCATCGGGGGAATGAAAGTTGATAACCTTAGCAGCCATAATAAATGCTCTCCTTTATAAATAGGGGCAGAACCAAATCCGTTGTTCAGTTCTGCCAGGTTTGATTGATTTGATTAAGATGTATTAGGAAACGTCAAGGGAAACCGTTTCAGCCCATTTGGGTTTGCTCAGGAAAATAATGTTGATGGGGAACTCCAACGGTTCATCAACGCCTGCGCCGGACATACCGCACTGGTGCATACCATCCCAAGTAAACCCAGAGCCATCAGAGAACTTCAGAGCGTAATGATGCGTGGCGTTAAGTTCTCCATCCGAATCCTTATATCCACGCTCAATAACGGCACCATAATCCGTCTTGTTATAGAACGCAGTAAAAGGCTTAAGGTCAGACTGGTTGATGCCGAAAATCTGTTTCTGCATAGGGTCAGAAAGGGTAGTGACGTCCAAAAGGTTCGGGTCGGAAATCAGGTCAGGAAAATCCTTGATGTCGCACAGCTTGGTCATAGTGCCGGAAGTTCCTTCATAAAGAGTAATTCCGTAGCTAGAAATACCAGTTGCCATAGAATGTTTACCTCCTTATTTTCGGTAAATCATTCCGTCCTCTCCGATTGTTGCCCCATAGCTGCAATCAATCCGATAGACGGAATTGTTGTACAGCCCATTCAACGGGGCAAACGATTTTCGATAGAAATTGAGCGGTTCCAATACAGAATCCACGATGTCCACAATGGAGCGGGCTTCTGCAATGCGTCCGCTGGTTTTGTTGGAATAGACCCGCACGCGCAGGGAAATGGCAGCATACTTGCTTCGGCTGGCAGAATCACGATGAACCGGGAGATTGCTGTTTTCCTCTATCTGCACACATGGAAACTTTTTGACGTTGCTGTCATTGATTTCGCCAGTGACGAAGATACCAGGCACTTGCTTTCGCAGTTCCTTGGCAACAGCTGTAAAGATAGAATTGAAATAATCAATCAACTATTCCAAACCTCCCTCCACGTTGCTTCTACCTGAGAAGCCATTTCTTCAACAGCTCCCCACATAGCCATAGCTGGTTCGTTACCGCTGGTGTAATTCAACTGTCCCTTGCCGGGAACGGTATCCACATAGGTTCCGGCATTACCGGGGTCACCGTAGTAGTACCAACGTCTGCCAGCACCCTTGCCTTGACCATAGGAGCCATGCGCACCAACACCGGGCGGCAGTTCGCCGCCATATCCGTTGTGATGTGCACCGGTACCAAACTCGATAAAGGCGACTGACTTGCCCTCTGCAATGATGGTGCAAATGTTTCCGTTCTGCTCAACACGACAAGAGACATCGTTGCTACCGGCATATTCTGCATTTGCAAAGCGAACTTTCGCTACATCAAGCCCTTTGTCAGCCAATGACTTTGCAAACTCTTGTGCCTTTTTGTTCAGGGTGGTCTCGTACTCCCGTATCTGACGTTCCGCATCACGAAGTCCGGCATCGCTCAACCTCACTTTAATTTTCACTTGCAGCCACCTCTTTCAGCGCATACAACGTGTCCGTAATATGCTCTGCGACCTTGACCACAGTGTAATTGAAGGGCTTTGAAACGTCCGTCTGAAACCAGACGCGCGTACCTTCATAAAGCGGTGTGTTGCGCTTTTTACTGGACGAACTGGCAACGTAGCTGTAATCCGTGAACGCTCCAAAAGGGTTTGCTTCCGCAGAACCAGTAGGGGGGCTGACATTCAGCATCAGCTTTGCGGGGTCGCTCCACGATTCGTATGCGGATTCGCCAGTCTCGTTTCCCCACTCGTCCACAACAGGCGTTTTCTCGCCAACTGGGTTTGAATACCACAGCGGGCGTTTATCCAGCGGACTACCATTAAACATCAGCCGATAACACCTACTCTCGGAACTACTTCGTTCAGCAGGGATTGCGCCACATCGGAGCTTTCCCACACACGAGTGATACCGTTATTGGTATAACTCGTCTGTCCGTTTGCGCCGATGTGGTTGTATAGTTCCGCTGCAATGCGTATCTGCAACGACTGATACTGCAAGGGTAACTCGTCCGGTTTGTTGCCGAAGGGGTAGCCCTGTGCAAATATCTTGTCTTTGGCGAAATCAAGCAGCAGGTCGAAGAGTGGGTAGTCCTCGTCCGTGATTTCACGGTCAAGTGCAGGGGCAATGTACTGCCCCAGCTTGACTGCCGCTTCGGAATACTGGTCTCCCATGCTGCTTTCCCCCTTTCGCCTTAGTAAGCCTTGATGCAGTACACAGCGTCCATGCGCTCAAAGGACGGCAGGACGATTTCGGAAGCGTAGACGTTGGCATTGACCGGATGAACGGTCAGCTCGGTGGTGATGGCGACGCCGGTGTTCACGATAGACACGGATGCTCCAGACTGACCGGACATCAGGTCTGCTTCTTCAGGAGTAGTGCCGTACCAGACATTGCCCAGTGCGCCAGCAGGGGTAACAACCACCATGCCGTCAGGCAGATACTTCTCGCTTGCACTGTACTGGTCTGCCTTGAACATCTTGTCGTACAGATGAATCTTCAGACCGGTTGCAGATTCAATAATCTGCCGTGCTTCAGCATCCAGCAGAACGGCATTTGCCTTTGCGGTAACGGTCATGAACCGGTTCTTCACCTCATCCGCAGCAATCATGTTGCGGAAGGTTGCGGTGTTCATGTACACCTCAGTCACGACCTCGCCCACGCTCGCCAGAACAGCATCCTTTGCGGCGTTCAGGTCGGCAATGGGAGTGGCAGTGGTGACGTTCCACTTAGACTTCGCAGCAGAGACTTCCTTGTAGTTGGTGGACTTCCAAGTGCCGTCCGGGTCGTAGTTGTAGGTGTAGTTCACGCCGTTCGCCTTGATGGTGATGCCAGGAACGCCATTGACGGGAGCCAGCAGCTGCCAGATCATGCGTTCAGGAACGATGCGTGCGCCGGTGATAAGCTGCGCGGTGTCATCGTACAGACGGTTCATCACGTCACGAGCATAAGGGTCGTTGCTGTCCAGAACACGAAGTATTTCCTGACGGTCTTTCTCGCCCAGATGGTAGCCTTCACGAAAGAACGGCATCTCGGTTTCATCAAACTTGAAGCCCTCACGGGCACGGAACGTAGCCTTTGCATCAAATGCGCTGGGCATCAGGGAAACGCCAACGCCCTTGTGACCACGCAGCCACTTCAGGTCAAGACCAGCCTTCTTCTTTGCAGGGAACAGCGCATCAGATGCAAAAGGAATCGCATTGGTAGGGTCATTCGTCCAATAGGCGGCAATCGCAGCCGGGGCAAAGACTTCCTTAAGATTCAGTGCCATGTTGTTTTACCTCCTATTAAGCGTTTACGCTGATGTTGTCACGGCAGAAGATGCCGGGAACGGCAGTCTTGAGTGCCTTGATTGCGTCAGCGTCATAGGTGAAGCTGGAACTTGCTGCCGCCTTCTTGGTGTCAATAACGCCACGAATCAGCAGGGAAGCATTGGGGTTCTCTGCCGGGTCAACGTCATACAGCAGGATGCCGTCAGCGTTGATGGTCTTAGAACCAGTCTCGCCAGCAGCAACAGCTTTCTTGCCAGCCAGCGTCATAGGGTAGCCAGCCTTAACCGCAGCGGCTTCGGTCACGGTAAAGGGAATGGCAGTGTAGTCATTGGAAGCAAGGATGGTATCGTTGATTCCGTTGACCGTGTTTCGGATAAACTTCATGTTTTCCTCCTTGTTAATGGAAAGCACTCATTGCGTCACTCGATGCCTTAGAAGCATTTGCGTTCTGCTGCGCAAGGTTCTTGGCAAATGCCACGCCTTCGCTGTCAGAATTTCCGCCGCCGTTTGCGCCCGGGGGAGTGGGCATATCCTTCAGCAGAGAAGCCTTGTAAGCGGTGTCGTGGGCGGTCATAAACTCCGACTGGAACTTAAACACCTTATCCATGTCGCCGTCAGCCAGTGCAGATGCAGCTTTGCCAGCCAGTTCAGCGTCATAACCCTGTGCAACGAACTTCTCACGGTAAGATGCGAGGGTCTTTTCCTTGACGAGGTTCTCCTTGTCGGCAGTCAGGGCTTCAATCTGCTTCTGCATCTCTGCCAGCTTGTCAGCCTGTTCCTGTGCGGCGTTCTCGTCATCGGTACGCTTTGCCTTGAGCTGCTTCTTGTACTCGGCGGCTTCGCCGTTGGCTTTCGTCACGGCGTTGCGCAGCTTCTCGACCTCTGCGCTAGGGTCTGCAACCTTTTCCAGCGCAGAAATGATTTCATCGGCGGTCATACCCTCTTTGTAAGCATCACCAAGCAACACATTGAGTTTCATATCGTTAATTTCCTCCTGCGTTTTTTTACCGTTGCTTCCCTGCAACGTTGCGAAATTTGTATCCCGGCTTCCCTGCCGGAATATATCAGCCCGCTTATGCGGATTGATTTTTAGTCGATTCGTTCTCCTGCTGCGTTATAAACCGCTTCTGCGCTTGTTACATCAGGCGCAGAAAAATTTGTAGGGACAAGATAAACCGGCATTCCATAAAGCTTTGCAGCGTCAGCCTCCACAGTGCAGCCGTTATACAGCCACGCATTATCGCCGCAAATACCGATGAAATAATCAGCCTGCGAGAGGAGTTCGATGCTCTTGCCAAGATACCAAAGCCCTTCAGTTCTGCGCTTAGGTGGATTATCCTCAATATAGGTAGGGATAACCTCAAGGCTCTCACCGTACACTGCTTCGGCAATCTTGTGCAAACGGTCAAACGTCATCCGAATATTTTCTTCCGACCGATTCTTCATCGGGCAAGAAATAAACAGCTTCTTCATTTTTGTCCTCCTTCCTTTGCATTAGCCTGTTCGCCAAACATTTTGCCGTTGTCGGCAATATTGTCAGTAGGCTGTTCCTGCGGCTTCGGAGCTTTCCCATCCTCGCCTAGCTTGCCAGCGGCAATCAGGAAGGGCTTGCTCATTTCGTAAGCAGCCTGTGGGTCGGGAAACAGACCGGGCGTAGTGAACGCCAACTGCGGGTCAATGCTCTGACCGAGCATCTGTGCGAAAATCTGAACCTTGCTCTGCTGGTTGTCGTACTGACGGCGTGGCAGCTTGATGTTGATGTCGCTTGCCATTAGCTTAGAACCAGCCGTGTCACGCAGGATTTTCAGCATTACAGACAAGCTTTGGCGTTCCGAGAACTTGAACATATTCTCGTACTGCTGTGCTCTTGCTTCTGTGTGATTCCAGCCATTTCGGACGATAACTGCGCCCACGTTGTCAGACGTTGCGTTCTCGCTGCCGGTAGCACTAGGCATGGCAGTCAAGCTACGGTACACGTTCAACATGGAATCAAGTAAGGTCTGGCTCTGCTGCTGGTCAAGCTCGTTTGCAATCTGTGAGACGGAAGCGGGCAGACCAGAAGTGGATTTCAGGCACATTGCGCCAAGCTCTTTTACTTGGTCGAGAGCATCCTTGTCCACAAGGCAGTTTGTGAACACCATGATGGACTGGATGAACTGCGCTACACCGTCCAGACGGTTGCTTTCAAGGTCGTTAATGGCATCCAAAACAGGAATAGCCGGTTCAAACAGACCCATGCGCTCCGGGTTGAGCTTGTATTCGACCATCGGCAACATTCCGAGAGAATGGTTCTCAGATTTCGTGACCTTGCCGTTGTCGATTTCAAAGTACTGGTTTGGCGTGTACACGCAAATCAGGTCGTTCAGGTCATTTTGATAATTGCGTGGGATGTGCAGCACGTTAGCAATCGGTTTATGCCCGATACCGGAGTTGTAAATCACATACGCCATGTCTGGGTCGGGAACATCTACCAGCAGAGGCGTTTCGTCCGGGTAGTTACCGCCATACCCCTTGTCAGGAAGAACAATGCGGTATCCCTGTCCGCACTCCAACATCCACTGCCAGAGCCGCCGATCAAGCGCATCCTTACCCTCATACTGCAAGGCATTAGACAGCCGGGCGATTTCCTCACCGTCACCTGTTGCCGTTTCAGACCGCACATAAGAGCACGGCGTGCCGCTCATATATCCTGTATAGAAGCCCACGCACTCGTTGGCGTGGTTCTCTACAATGCGGTTCGTGATTTCCGCGTGGTATTCCTTCGTTCTGTGGAGGACAGGCTGATTGCCCAAGTAGTAGTTGTGCAGAAAGCGAATCTCGTTCTTGTTCAGCAGATGAATAGGCTCTGCTTTGCCCATTACCACTTTCAGTACATTCTCCCGATTGATTTCCGTCTCCGGCGTTTCAATCGGTCTGCGTCCAGTCAGCGGATTATTCAAAAATCCGCCAACGACCATCTGATACTCAGCCATGTGTTCCTCCTTTCCGGCAAAATAAAAAGCGCAGCAAGACAAACCTGTTAAGGTCTATCTCACTGCGCTTACAACTGCGCTTCAAAAGCTATTTAGTTCTTAAACTTCGGCACGGAGACCCACGTTTCTTTTGGAAGATTGGAATCTCCAATTGTAATCCAATGGCAAAGGGGGCACAGAAGAGAGAACTTGCCTTCCACTTCGCCAAGATAACGTCCGCAATCACACGGATTGCCGTTTGCGTCTTTTCGAGGACGCTTGCATCTAACTTTTGCTACCATCTGTGCTCCTTTCGTTGGATTTCTGGAAACAGGCTGTTGAGCACAGACCTGTCAGAAGCTACTGGGAAACTGTTCGCACTTCCAGCCGTGCTATTCTTCGCCCGAAGAAAACCATTGCAGCCTTTACATTCAGTTGTTGGACAGACGTAAACGGGTCAGCTGCAATTTTGGTGCTGCATAATGGATTTGAACCAATGTATGTCCGGTTATGAGCCGGATGCTCTAGCCATACTGAGCTAATGCAACATAAAAACCCGGCTTAATTGTTTAACCGCCGCTCTTTGAAATGTCATGCCTAAACATTACATTGAGAGCCGGGAATAGCGGTGGAGGTTTTGTAGAATAAGTCCATGCAAAGCTAGGTAGTTGGTTGTGCTGCGTAACGGAATCGAACCGTTGCTTGCTAGCCGTGGGGGAGACAGGATAGCATTCCCCTTACAATTGGAAACGCAACATATAAAGCCCGGTGAAGGCGAAAGAGTGAGAAAACCTCCACCGGTGAAAGGAGGAATACACTCGTTAACGCGCAAGCGAGTAAAAATGACAAAACCTCGCTACGCCGAGTTATTCCTTAAGGGAAGCTGCAAAACTTCCTGCGTACATTATAAGCCTTGTCAAGTGGTGAAATCAAATAAATAGACCCAGCAAACACAATATATTGTGTTTTTAATCAAAAAGGCCTCTTGACAGGCTCAATTTTACTGATTCCGTTGTACAATTCATCGGCAAGCTGTGCCAGACTATCCGGTGCATCATCGTGCGGAACTTTGCCAAGCTGCGTGAACATCGTCACTTGCTCCATGAACGCTTTGTACTCTTTCGACTGGTGCTTTTCGTCAAGGAAGTAGAACTGCTTGATGTCTGGCGCATACTGGATGATTCTGGACAGCTTGCTTTGACCACTTGGCGCACGCTGGCTACGAACAGAGCAGTGATAGCCCTGCTGCCGGAGCTGGCTGTCTACCACATCACAATATTCATCGCCGCCGTTGTTGGCTTCTCCGCGCACCACGTTAATTTTGTGCTGGATGATTTTGCCCACGACTTCCGGTCTGGTCACGGTCTTGTCGCCGTTATTGAACACAAGGTCAGGAATGAACACGGCATCGCCGTACACATAAGCAATAGGACAGGCGGTGAAGTCCCCGCCACCCCATGCAATATCCATGACCATGAGCTTCCGATCAGGCTCACCGTCAGGCAGAACGCCGTTGAAATACCGCAGTTCATCGGCAGGGAACAGCAGACCTTCACGCACATAAGGCTTGCCCATGTACTTTGCCCACCATGTTGCATCGTCAATGCTGGCTTTCATGTCGGCATAGTAGGCATCGTCAAATCCCACGCCGTAGTCATAATTGAAATTGCTGTGTCCGTTCTCGTCCACAGCGGGAATCACCCGAAATTTGTACTTTGGATTGTCTGCGTACTGGTTCTGGATGCGCCCCAGAGGGTCAAGCACGTTCCAGCGAGTACCGACCATCAGCTCCAATGCGCCCTGCTTTTTACGGTCTTTTAGCTGGTTCAGATAGGCATCGTACTTGTTGTTCAGACGCTCAACATTCAGGCTTTCCTCCAAGTCCTCAATCAAGTCATCGCTATACAGAACGCCGCCCTCGCCAATTTCAACAGCACCAGTCAGCGTACCGCCAATGGAGCGGCAAGTAAGGGTATGAAAACGCTTTTTGCGGTTCAGTTCAACGCTTTCGTCCTTTGCGCTCTTGTCCACAAGCTGAACGTCAGGGAAGATTTTGCCCCAGTTGTAGGTCACAGGGTCTGTAATGATGGACAGTACTTCGCCGTAGAAGCCGTTGGTCAGCTTATCGGAATGTCCGCTCATAACCGATGCAACGTCAGGACGGTTGCCCATCAGCCATGTAATGAAGAAGATGCACAGCGTACTTTTGCCCACGCGAGTCGGAAGACTGACCCCCAAGAAATCTATCCGCTTATAGAACAAGTCCTCTAGGTCGTCTGCCAGCACTTTCAGCACTCTGCGTCTGGGTTGATAGAACTTCTTCTCTGGCGCACGATTCCATTCAAGGTAGATGCAATAGCTGTCGAACACATCTTTCGCTTCAAACAGGTATGTCCGGCTGATAATATCATAGACCTTTGCAACGTCCTCGCCTGTTTTCATCTTGGCCATCATAGCTGCACAGACAGAGCGCAGCTCCCCAGAGTATTTGTAGGCATCGAACCGCTTGTCTTGCGGCAAAGCGTCTCTCAGGTTCACCACCGCCTGAAACCAGTCCTCATAAACTTGTGCTTCGGTCGGATTCTGCTTTGCATACGCTTTGATGCTGTCGATGATGGCAATACACTGTTTTGGCTGCATAAAAAATAGGCACCCCCTACCTGAAAATGTAAAGAGTGCCTACAACTGCACAAAAATCAAATATTCGGTTTTATTCCAGGTGCGAACAATGTCACCTGTTCTGTTCAGCAATCCGATACCATGTCTGGCGGGTCACACCAAGCTGCTTGGCGGCATCGGTGACGGTCAGCAGACGCTTTTCCACCTGTTTGTGCAGAATATCAAAGAGGTTTCGGTCATACTCCGTTGGCTTGCGACCTTCCTTGTAATCGGGGCGTTGACTGGCAATCTTCTTGCCCTCTCTGGTGCGTTCAACAATCATGTCACGCTCAAACTCTGCAAAGGCAAGCATCACCGTGCGAATCAGTTTGCCGGTAGGCGTGTTATTCATCACGCCCATATTAAGAATGTTCACAGATACGTCTTTCGAAAGCAAGCTGTCAATAATTTCAATGCCGCCCTTCACGGAACGAGCAATACGGTCAAGTTTCGCCACGATCAGCGTGTCTCCCGGCTGGATTTCAGCCATCAGCTTGTCAAGTTCAGGCCGGTGCAGCTTCGTGCCGGTGTAAACATCCGAAAAGATTTTCTGCGCACCGTTGGCTTTCAAAAGTTCAGACTGGGCTTCAAGGCTATTGCCGTCAATCGCCTGTCCAGCGGAACTGACACGAGCGTAACCGTAAATCATTCAGAATCACCGTCCTTTTCCTCTATTACTTCATAGCAGCCAGCACGAGTGAGTTTCCCATTCGCAGGTTCTACAACCAGTCTGTACCCGAAAACCTCAAGAATTTGAACCATTGTGGATAATTTCATATCATCAGCGAGGACACGAGAAGATGCGCTGGAAATGGTTTTGTAGTCAAGCTTTTCCCGGAGATATTCGTATGTTTTATGCTGATTCTTCATTATGTCACGAAGAATTTCGCTTGAGTTCACCTTGTTATTCGTTGCGGCCATTTTTCGTTCCTCTCTTTCTTTAATGCTAGTATACGCTTTCTAGCGTAAATTGTCAAGGAAAAATAAAAAAATAAGCTATCAGCACCCACCTACCAAAGTTTAGCTGATAGCTTATCCGTTACAAAAGAAGGTGCTGCAAGCAGCCTTTTTTCGCGGTCTATTATATCAAAAAATGTCGGTCTATGCAAGCATCTGCAGAAGCGTATAACATCTAATAAGAAAAGCCAGCGGCTAGATGTTCTCTAACCACTGGCTTTTGTTTTATGCGTTAATCTTGAATGGCAACTACTTCATAAGAGCTATAACCAGTAAATCCACTCAATGGATGAAGCTCAAATGATGCTGTTTGGCCCGAAGCAAGGCTGTCCATGATGTAAGTATACTCACCGCCAACAGGAACTTCATTGCCTTCGGTGTCTTTCATTTTGTAAAGAACAACGACCTTAACCGCGTTGCTTGTAAATTGGCTGTTGTTCGTAACCTGTCCAGTGAATCGCAAATCGTAGCCAGAGCCGCGCTTAGAAACATTCGTGACGGCCAGTTCGCCAGCACGGACAATCTGATTGGCAGGACTTGCTTCGTGAACGTTCCAGTTCTCTGCGCTTGTCGTATATTCAATTCTTGTTGGCTTAACACCATCGGAATCAAAAGCGATATAATCGCCATACCAATAAGAATCACCCTCGCCAACCCAGTCCAGCGTTTCAGAACCGGTCTTTAAGACGGAGCCATCTTCGCCGTATACCGTGACATTTAGCGAAACAAAATCGACCGCCCAATCGGTGTTGGGGTTTTCAACCAATACAGCGTAGAACACATAGTATCTCGTTTTGCCGTACTCGTACTTGGTTTCAAGATGGCTATGGGATTCTTTGATTGTTATGGGTTGCACCTGTGTTGCATTGGTCTCTTCCAGCTCAATAGGAGCAGACCATTCATCAGGCTTTGCAGTTGCCATTGCGCTAATAGGCATAGCAAGCATCATAGCCGCTGCTAGAGCCACCGCAATGATTCTCTTCCTCATTTTTGATTCTCCCTTTCTTTGACAAAAATTTTATATAACGTTTGAAATACCATGCGCCATAAGATACACACCAAAAACCAAAAGAGCGGCGCCGATAATAATGCCCCATATTGAAGCGGCAATCTTTTCGTTCTTTTCTCTCTTTTCTTTGTTCTTGTCATTCTTTTGGTTCATTACAGATTCCTCCCTTTCAAGGCTTGTAAGGCAAGTATAGCACAGAACACAGACCCTTTGTAGGGGTCTTTTTGTTTTTACGGAAAATTTTTGAGATTGACAATAAGGGGTGGGGTGATTTTTTTGAGCCTTTTTTATTTTTTCGGTGGTTGGACGGCTCACCACCCCACCCCCGGCGCTGCCTGTATACCCCGCCGGCGACCCCTGCCAGCCCCAGCGCACCCGGAAAGACTGCACAGCGCAGGCAACCGCGCAGGCCGTGCCAGAACCAGAGCAGACCACGCAAGGCACGACACACACGGCCGGACGTTGGACACGCTGCACCGGTCTGCACTCGATACCAGACAGGCCACGCCGGGCAGATCAGGACGGCGGTGGGGCGCTGGAGGTCGTGGAGTGTGTCCGAAACTGTGCAAAAGCGGACAAACCAAAACCTAAAAAATAAATACGCAAAAAAACGTAAATACCTATTGACATTTACGCAAGAAAGCGTATAATATAATCAGACGCAAGAAAGCGTAACACCTACCAAATACCGTTACAAAACAGGAGGACAAAACCATGATGAACAATAAAGAGATCGACTATACCGCCCGCCCCATTCCGGGAGATTACGAAGGCCGCAGCCATCGCGCGTGTGTATGGTACAACAGAGCCCGCGCCGCGTTTGATCTTGCCACGCTTGACGCGCTTACAACTGCCGCAGATAAAGCCGCTGACCGTGTGCCCACTGAGGCATACGAAAAAGCAAGAAAGCTGCTTGACAGCGTGCAGCGTTGGGGGCTTGCAGATGCAAGAGCGTGGGAGCTTGACAACGACAGCCGTTATTATAACTCCGAATGGCTCAAAACCCGACAGGCTCAGCTTGCAAAACGGCGTGTAAAGCTTGATAAAGAACTTAAAGAATACGGTTTGCAGATTGACAGTTACGGCTTGTATCCTTGCATCCGAGAAATCACAAAGCCGGGTACTGATATGAATTTATTGTACTGGTTTTAATGGAGGGTATAAATATGAACAAGCTTGTATTTGAAGTAAACAATGGTAGAAAATTGGAACTTGTGCAGCGGGAGGATAACGGAACGACTCTTATTTGTTCCCTCGATGCACCAGACAACGAAGCGTATATAAGCGCTGGTGACTTTGTGCAGCTGATTAACCTTTATCGCCACTGCAAGCGGTACGATATTAAGAACGATTGGATTAACCCCAACGGCAAAAACACGGAGGTATAAACCATGACAAGGACAGACGAAATAAACGCTGAAATCAGAAATCAGGCCGTGCGCCTGTATCCGAAGTGCGCCGGGCTGTTTGAGCTGCCGTTGATGGTATACACCCAGATTGTAGCTGATAACCTCATGAGGCCAAAGCCCTACCGCCTCAGCGTTGAGCGTTGCAAAAAAATTATTTTGGCTATGCCAGAATTTGACTAATGGAGGGTTTACAACATGATTACTTTAGACTTTTCCCAGTGGGCTGCAATCTGGTATGTTGGCGGCATGATCTCCGGCGCGCTTGTAATGATCGCGTTTTTAAACAGCTGAGGGGGCGCACAAAATGACATACACGGCAAATAAAAAGGCATACGGCCTATTGGAATCCCTTGCATATTGGATGGCTGAGATCTCCTATTGCAGGGAAAAAGACCCGGACGATATCGGGTTTTTGAACAAGGCAGATAAAACCATTCATTTTTTGTTTGGTCAGCTTGACCGGGCGGGCGTCCCATTTTGGGCGCAAAACTCAGCGCTTGCGATCGGCGAAAATTGGAGAGAATACGAAAAGCACAACCTGAGAACGCTATTCAAGAATAAAGGAATTTTGGAGAACTGAAAAATGTCTGATTTTGAAAAAAGAATAAACGAGTATAGGGAAAACAAGCGGCTCGATAGCAAGCTTTTGAAGACGCTGCACCCGGATGTATACGCAGAATGCAGCACCCGCACAAACTACAAGCGTTTCAGCGTGGTATAAAAAGGGGGGTGCAAGCTGTGATTTTGTCCACACTTCTGTTTTTCTTCTGGTTTTTCAGCGCCTTGTTTAAGGCGTCCAAATAAAAAGCATCCCACCCGGCCAGTAATGACCGGGTTTTTCTTTTGCCTTGCATCGACACGGTGCAGGGCTTTTATTTTGCCCGGCGGCGTATCAGCCACACACAAGCGTTCACAGCAGATTTTCTGCTATCAATGCAATTATACAGCCAAAACATCAAAAGCGTTTACAGGGCTTTACAGGGGCATTTCCGTTAATTTGACCCATTCCAGCGCACACAATACAGCAGCCACACAAGCGGCCTATGCACCACTTGCGCCACGCTGGAGGGCATACCGTCAAGTGCAGCCCCTCCACCGATACCAGATACCACCGCCACGCCCGGACGCTGCACAGCTTAGCACAGCCGCCCTATTATAATAATGTATATAAGGGCGGCAGCATATCGCAGACCATGCCAGCCCGGAGGGGTCAGCGTCTCCACCTGTACCGGGTCAGCTTGGCGGCGTCTCGATGCTTCCCGCACCCGGCGGGGCAGTCCAACGGCAGGGGCGCGGCGGGCGGAACCATTGACGGCTACCGCCGTATCTCTTTTCGGGCTTTCGCCCGATAACCAATAGAGGTCAGCAACAGTCGTAGCGTTCCGGCTGGAATAGTCGTAGCCGATAGTCGTAGTTTCTCCCGGCGAATAGTCGCGGAATAGTCGTAAAGTCGTCAGATGACTAGCTTTTGAAAGTCCTATATATAGTAACGAGCAGTCAGCTGATAGTCTCAGAGTAATAGTCGCAGCTTTTTCTTTCGAGTCTTCGTCAAATAGTCGTGTATTTTTTGTGTGAAATAGTCGTTCGCCTTTTAGGAAAATGGAGATGCGATAGTCGCTAAGCCATCAGACCTCCACAAAATCAATATATGTCAAGGCACCTATCCATTTTAATCTTTATTACATTACCTCAAAACATTTAACCATCGTACTTATTATAATAGCCGCAAATAATTACTCAATCTTTTTAACTATTATTCTACCGTAATAGTCGCATCATCCGATTCGGCTCGTTCTTTTCAAATTTAATTACCGACAACTGCAATCATATCATACCAACCAACTAGGATTACTCATTCGACAAATATCTCAATACTTTTAACTATTCAATAAGACTATCCGACCGCTCAGACGCTTTCAATTTGTAATCAACCGCTCATACAGCTATGCAACATTTATACATATCCAACCGACTACAAAATGAAGTCAATTCTCCATGTGAAATAGTCGTAGATGGTGATAGGTCAGATGCTGCTACTCTTTACAGGCTAGATGCCGTTACCGTTGGAGGTCACCCGGTCGGCGCGGTGCGCCGGACGATAGAGGGTGACGTAACGTAGAGGTCAGATAGACGGTATGCCCATATTCAGCCAATAGAACTTGACGGCAGATGTTGGTCACGGTCTGCTCTGCTGGCTAACGGTGTAGCTTTGGAGATAGAGGGTTGTAGGGGGAAAGAACCTTTACAAACAATTGAACTCTGGTTCACTGTACTGTTGCTTCTCTTGCTCTCTGTCAATCCACATATCAGCAAAGGCCTTCCAGTTTGTTATAGGCTTTCCGGTCTTGGTCATCCAGCCTGTTCCCTCATAGTAGTTCATGAACCTGCTGGCAAGCCTATTCTCACATCCGGCATCCAAAAAATACTCGCTCACATCCTCGAAGTCCGGCGTGCTGGCGTTCCCATCGGGCGGGTCGCCCGCTTTCTTAATAACTTTTTTTCTTTTCTTTTCTTCTATATTAAGGAGGTGAACGATTGTTCCCCTCACAGGTGAAGTATCGTTCCCCTCAGAGGTGAATGATTGTTCACCTCCCTTTTCGCTCTTTGACGATTCTTCCGGCACTTTGACGTATATCTTATCGGGCTTGTTCTTGCCTTCACGCTTGCGCTCGATCAACCCGGCTTCTTCCAGCTCTTTCAGAGACTTCCTGACCCATCGTTCTGTGAATCCAGTATCGGCAGCAAGGTCTTTGATGGGGTACACGATGTATACTCGCCCTAGTTGGTCAGCAAACTTTCCGCTTCTGCTTTCCCTCTGTGACGACCTTGCACGATTGAACAAATAAACGTAAACAATTTTCTCTGTTTGGCTAACGCCAATAGTCGAGAGGAATCGAGGGTAGACCATGTACCCATTGACCTTTGTATCGGCTGTCATGTATTCCATTTTTTCCTCCTGCAATAGTCGTAGACCTCTACAATGCGCTCACAGCCCCGTAGAGCTGCGCCAGAGCCGTTTTCCGTGTTCGGTCGATAAGTTTTGCCATCCAAAGTATAAAACACCTCAAAATGGCTCATTTTAGGTGTTTCCAGCAAAGACAAAAGGCCGTCATTGCTGACAGCCTCTCGTTTTTATTTCAGCCAGTCGTTTTCCAACGCACAGAAGCCAAATACCGATGCTGCTGTGAGAATAATCCAAATCACCCAGAAGATGACTACCCAGCCATCCGCACCAGACATCAGGTTTTCTCGCGTCTGGTCGATGTCTGTGCCATCGTAGAACGTGGCATCCTGAATGGTGTGCCCAGTGAGCATGGCGTACATCGTGCCCGTGTACTCCACTGGCCGGATGTAGTATTCAAAGCGGACGCTACTACCCCTATATTTTGTGGTCAGGTACTTGCTACCGGGCATATTTATTTTTTTGTAGTCAAAATCCTTGCCCAGAAAATGCACCATCTGAGAATGCCATGTGTTAGAGCCAGCATAATCCCATGAGTAGTAGATTTCTGTGGTAGTATAGGTGTGGCCCTTCCCATCGGTGTGCGTTACTACGCGGGTGTGCATATTGTAGTGCTGTTCTTCGCGGTAGATGTACATATATGGCCCGCCGATCTCATCCTCTGATACCGTGTCCACGGCAGACAGAGTGCCATAGCAGAAAGCACGTCCAACGTCTGTCCGAAGCCCGTAGCCAAACCGATCTTCAGAAGAAATATCTATCGCAGTGGAGTACTCCTGTTTGCACTCCATTGCCGCCTGTTTGATGTGGCCGGAAATGACCGTACCAAGAATCAGCATCACCAGCACGATAACGGCACTTGCCAGAATCTCCCGGAACGTGATCTCGATCCCGTTAATCTTCAAAGAGGTTTCCGACATCCAGAGCATCCTCTGATACCTCGAACGATAAGAGTTCATAATTCTGTACCTCATACCCGGTCAAACTCAAAAACGTGCTGTTGGGGAAACGCCGGACGTACTGCCGATAACTCTTGACAGTGCGATTATAGTCGGAGCGGTAATTGGCAATCAGATTTTCGGTGACTGCCAACTCGTTCATCAGTTCCCGGTAGTTATCGGCGGATTGCAGTTCTGGGTAAGCCTCTGCCACGGCTGCAATCTGGGTGGTGATCTCAGAGACGGCGGCATCAGAACTGCTGCCCCGCACCGCGATAATGGCCATAAGGGTATCGTATTCGTGCTTATCGTATGCCTTAACCATTTCAACCAGATTCGGGATAAGGTCAAAGCGGCGTTTCTCCTGCACCTGAATGTCAGACTGCGCAGCGGCCACCTGTTCCTCGTAGGAAATGGCGGTATTCTTCGCGCCCTGCACGATAAACAGACCTGTGCCAAGCGTCAAAATTACGATTAAGAAAATTACAACAGCCACTTTCCAAAATGTATCTTTCATCTTTTCTCCTTTCAATCCATCCAAGTATATTCTTGGAACCGTTGAATCTGCTTGTTAAACGTGATGGGAAGGTCGCCTATCTCGCCTTCTTTGTTCTTGCTTAGCCGGAACAGGTACTTGTCGGGGTTGTCGCCGGACAGAAGGATGATTGCATCAGCGTCCTGTTCAATCTGCCCGCTCTCTCGCAAGTCGGAGTTAGTAGGCGTTGCTCCGGGCTTGGATGGGTTTCGATTGAGCTGTGCCAGTGCCACCACAACAATGCCTGTGGTCTGTGCCAGTTCGTGCAGGGCAATGGATATAGCTGTAATGGCGGCATATCTGTCCTTTGCGCCTGTTTCGTGGATGAGTTGAAGATAGTCTACGAAGATGACTTGAGCCTTTTTACGGAGAGCCTGAGCCTTCATCCACGCCACGTTCTTTCCGGCAGCGGAGCGGATATATAGAGGCATCTTTATGTTCTTTGCCTGTCCGTCAATCTCATTCAAGCTGACCGCCTTATTTTTCACCGTGTCCAGAGGGCAGTATATTTGATTGGCCATCAGACGTGCGCCCAGCTTGCGTTTGCTTGTTTCTAAGCTGAAATAGTACACGGTATAGTCCTGCTTTGCCATGCTTGCTGCTATTTGCAGAGACAGGGCTGTCTTGCCAGCAGACGGTCTGCCGCCGATTATGATGAAATCGCCCGGTGAGATGTGCAGCGCTTCATCCAGACGTTCTAGGCCTGTCTTGATGTACACAGGTTTCTCGTCCATGTGAAGCACATAGTCGTTCAGCACATCCTCGTATGTCCACGCATCTTCTTCCTCAGCTTTCAGGCTCATTGCTTCGCCCATCTGCTGATAAATGTCTGATAGATCAGAATAATCGGTAAGCTCGCTGGTCATCTGAAATGCCAGGCCTTGCACACGAGTGAGTGCAGCCTGTTCTCTGATAAGCTGTGCCCAACGCTGCATCTGCTCCCTGTCAATTCGTACACACTCTGATTCACAGGTTTGTACACACGCCAAGAGCGTCTGCGCTACGTCTGGATGCTGCGTGTTTATCTCGACTATATCTATCTTACCCCTAGCCGTCCAATAGCCCTGAACAGCTGCAAAAGCGTCTCTCAGCTCAGGTTTGAACAAGTCAAGTTCAAGGTCTGGTATGATTTCATCCACAACGCCCGGCTTGCAGAGCATCAGCGCACCGATAAATACCGTTTGAACGTCCATTGTCATAGTCTAGGAAACTCCATCTCCGTACTTTGCTCGTACTGGTCATCCTGTTTCAATGCGTAAATGTCCTGCCACCCGGCATAGATGCTCTGGTCGAGAATGGCTTTCCAATCATGCCGATCAAACTTTTCCAGCTTGTTGCAGAGCATCTGTTTCGCCCGGTCTGTCATAGGCTTTTTGATTCTTGTACGCATCTGTGCGAACTCTCGCAGGGATTCCAGCAGGGCTTTATCGCCATGAGCAAAGTCGGAGAAGATGTCAGGTTTCTTTTTGACTGCACTCTCCGGCAGGGTCTTGACGTTCATCTGACTGTCAGTTGATACAATGGGCTCATTGTCATCTGACTTTGAACTCATAGATGAGCTGACTTTCATCTCATTTATGACATGAGGATGAGCTGACTTTCGTGTAGACCATCCTTTTGACGCAATATCGCTTCTTTTTGATTCTTCATCGAGCAGATGTTTAATCAAAATGAAATAAGATTCTGCTTTTTTTGAGTTCAAAGTTGCATCTTTTCCTTCAAAAACGTATGCACAGATTGCATCGTATAGTTCCAACTTCTCTTTACTTTTGAGTGTGGAGATGGCTTCAAAGTAGTATCGTTGGAATGTAAAGCTGTCTCGTTTTTTGTCCATGCTCAATCCTCTTTGTAGCGTTTGTTCCATGCTTCGACAGCATCCTCTGCCGTGTCAAACAGTGCGCCACCCATGCTTTGATTGTCTCCATCCGTGCAAAGGATACATTTGCCCCATCCTTCGTGATGCAAGTCATAAGAAAGCCCGCTCCACGGGTCTTGTTCGTACTCGCATCCCAAATGACCATGAAAGTTGCCTTCATCGTCACATACACCAATGTAAACTGCGTTCTTTCCGCAGAATGGGCATCTTTTGAGTTCTTCCATTTTTTACCCTTTTCGTCCATGCTCATGTCCTTTTGCTCCTTCTCTTAATTTTCTCACCCGGAATCATGTAGTAGACGTTCGTACACATGCTCCAACGCCAGTCCATCAGCTTGCTGTAATCATCTCGATTACTTGGTGCAGAGCGGAAGAACCGGCTCAGCATAGTGAAATTGTTTCTGCGCCTGTAAATCTGTTTCAGGTGCTTCTTTGACAAGTTTTTCATTTTCTGAATCCCTCTCTCGTTCTCGTGATTCGCTTATGCGCCTTGACAGGCCTTGTGCCTTTGCCGTACGCTGGGCGGATATGTTTTGCCTTGATGTACCCGCAAGGCGGCTTCGGCCCGAAATCAAAAAGGCTCAAGTCCATAACGATGATGCCAAACTTCTTGTTTGTCATACTCAATCCTCCTTTGGCTCTTTTGGTGCATACGTCCAGTGCGTTACAATGTACCAATCATCATGTTCCAGTGGGTCGTTAAACTCGTCTCTCCACGCCCGTTTGCCGAATGCTGGTGCATAGAAGCCAAGTCTCATGTACCGCTCATAGTCGTTTTCGTTTTGGTAAATGTGTTTTACCATCAAAATCAGCATCGGAGCATCTGATGGAGGCAACTCATCCCGCACGGAATGCCATACATACTTGTCCATACCTATTACCTCATACCATCGGAAACGCCATCCAATGCGTCACCGTCACACCTTCCGGCAGTTTCTCACCTATCTCATCCCAGAACTGACCGTCTGCATAGCAGCCAAGAAAATACGCTGTCGGCGAAAATCCTTGCAACATTTTTCCATCTTTATCACGCCACGTTGTCTTAGTCGCAAGCAACAAAGGCATCGTCCGCTCTTTCGGTGGTTCGCTCGCCGGATGCCAGAGTGTGTTACTCATAACCTGTTCTCCATCAAAGAACCACAGTTCGGGCAGTAGTTGTAGCGGTCTCGGTTGTTTCTCGCATGGCAATTACTGCACATAAACCTCGTCTTATCTTCGTCTTGTGCAATCCATTCAGCGGTACGCTCTAAGGCCGTTGGGGCATCTTCCACAACGTCAATGGCATCGCCAATACCGCAAGCACGGCATCTAACTCCATTGTAGCTCTCGCAGCCATCGCAATATGCTTTCTTGATTCTTTCAATAAGTGCGTTTCGTTCAAGGAATTCTGGATAATTAGACATTGTCTTTCACCTCGATTGTTGGTGCCGTGTCGATGTAATCAAGAACATCGTCTAACGACAAGCCACCTATTGTTCCATCGTTATACTCCTGAATCCAAGTCTCGATGTTTTGACGTAGTTCATTAGCATCAATCGGTCTGATTTTCATGTTTTCTCCTCTCAATCTCCTTGCAAACCGCCTTGTAGAACATATCCCACGTTTCATAGTCGCAAGAATCGCCAAAGTCGAACCCAGCCATCTTGCGTTCGGCAATGTCACGTTCAAAGCAATCAAGCGTCCTGTCAGTAAGCTCCGGCAGAAGCGAGATGATGTATCTGCATACAAGGCTAGGCATATATGACCGTCTGCCCAAGCAATAGCGCACAGCGCAGTTGCAGACCGACCCGAAGTCGTCATTAGCGGGGTCAATCATGCGATTTGAAACTCCGCACAGTTCCGTAAAATCCATTTCAAGCGCATCAGCTATCTTCTTAATATTGTCGATTTTGGGCTTTCTCTTTCCTGTTTCCCAAAACTGAAGTGTTTGATAGCGGACGTTGATTTTATCGGCAAGCTCTTTCTGCGTGATGCCAAGTTCAAGTCTGCGCTTCCTGATTTTCTCCCCTGCCGTCATTTTTATACTCCTGCCTTGTACATCGCATATAATGCCGCAAACCCAATCAAATAAACTATGATGTGGATGATTGCATCTGCAAAAACTTTTTTATTTCCATCAGGAATTTCGTTTAAAAATATATCCCATATTAAAATTTTTTCAATGAGATATGCTATTCCACATATAAGTGTTCCGACTAAAAAAGATGCCAAAACCACAATCAGTCCGTTTCCAATGTTATCCATTGTCTTTTCTCTCCCATTCCTTGCATCCACGTTCGTCCCACACGAAGTCTGCAACGTGTTCTGACTGGTCGTTCACGCACACGCCCTCCGGCTCTGCGTACCATTTGCAAGAGCCGCAGGACGGCTCGGATTTGTTCTTACAGGTTTCTGCCGTACATCGGACAGCCTTGCCAGCAGAAAACTGCTTGATGCCCATGCAAGAGCAATGTTCGGTGGTACAATAGAAGTTCATTCCTCTATCTCCTTCCATCCGATAAACTCACATAAACCAACAGTGTTGTTGGCGCAACGATGAATGAGGACTTTATCGCTTATTTTGAATTTTGCGATAAACCCAATTTTACTTTCTTCCATTTCGTTTTCAAACATCCAATCAACAATGTCTTTGTCGATTCTGACATCGCTTTCGTCCGTCATGGTCGCAAAGCACTGTTTGCACCTGTAAAGAGCGCACTTTTTCATTATATCTGCCCTCTATTTCTCCTTCTGTTGGCATTGAACCGTCCGATCACTCGCTTATACTCCTCATAGCACTCCGGGCACAGGTCGCCGGTGCCCCTGCGCCACGCCCAGTCTTTGAAGTATTCGTCAGGGTTCATCATTCTACAGCCAAGAACCGTTCCGCAGCGGTCGCATACTCGCTTGTGGTAGATTCCTCTGTCAGTTTGCATTAGTTGCTCCTTTTGCCAAATTTCTTCTGCATCTTGGCCATCAATGCTTCGATACGATCCTTATTTCGTCATATTATCGCCGTGAAAAATTAAGATTCCGTTTGTTTAAAGAATTCTTTCCATTTGCCGCACGGAAGATAATGCCATTCTCCGTAATCATCATCGTAGAAATCCGTATTTATCGCCAAAGTACCATCTAATTCAACCTCCCCGAAATAATTTTCTCCTTTTTCAAATGAGCCGTTATCATTGATGCACAAAAATTTATCCACAATATCCTCCTTCTTTTCTGTGTATTGACGCCTTCACGTTTTTTGGCTTACTACCAATAGCTATTTTCCATCGATTGCCACCTCTCTATATTCCACGTCAATCCCTTTCGGCAAAGCCGTCTGGTACTTCTGTGCCAACTGCTCTGCGCTCTGGGCATCGCCCAACGGCTGTTCAGGCGGTGCAACGGTGACTTCCACGTTGTCACGCATACCAAAGTAGTTCTTGGCTCGGAAAATCCACTCTGCCGGGTTCTCCTGACCATACATACCGTTGTACGCCCACATGGACTGCATTTGTAGAATCAGTTTCAGGATGTATTTCTGCTGCAAGCTGTCGTCACGGCGTTTGCCTGTCATAATCTGTCTCAGGCTAGGCCATTCGATGCCCAGAACTAGTGCAATCCATTCCACCACAGGGGATATTCTGGCTTCGATGCAAGCATCAAAGAAGAAGTCAAGACGTTGCTGCACTTCAATCGGGTTGTTCATGTCCACGCTCGGAAGGTCGCCAAAATACTTTGCGGCAATCATTCCGACAACTTTCTTGTCCTCTTCATCGCCGATTCTTGATTGCAAATCGCCAGTATTCAGCATCTTAGACCTCGTGATTGCTAACTCCTGCTGTTCTTTCACCTTTTTACTCACCTGTGAGCGGATAGATTTCCGCTTGTTAAGCATCTGTTGCTTCTTCTTCTCACGCTCTTTTTCACGCTTCACGGCGGCTTCTTCTTTCGCCTTTTGTGCTCGCTTCTCACGCTTTTTCTTTTCGGCTTCTGTCAGCGGCGGTCTGCCACGACCACGCTTTGGGGGTGTTGCCAAGAGTTATCACCTCTTTATTTTTGTTTTAAATCCATTCTTGCACCGCAGTTCGGGCAATAGTTCGCATAATTACGGCGATTTTCTATCGCTTCTTTCAGAATGTTTTCTTTTTCTTCTCTTATATTCCATTCGTATGTGTATTCTTCACCATCCGGTGCGTATAAAGTTTTCGACCACACTGTATAATTGTTCGGATGATGTTCTCCACACAACGAGCATTTCGCCGTCACATAGGCTTTTAATTCTCGTTCTTCTGACATCGTGTCCATATAATAAGCATCTGGTGAAAGTTTCCAATATCCGTGTTTTAACTCTGCATGTTCTTCCATGTTCTCACCTCTTCATCTTCGTTTCGATGTTTCTCAGTTCCCGTGCAATCCACAAGATGGAGCAGCAGTTGTCCCACTGCCGCCACCAAGCGCACTTTTCTTTCTCGCAGATGCACCGACCAAGCGGATTGCTGGTCATTTTCATTGGGCAGTAAAGTTCGTTGTCCATGATTTTCCTTATCCTTCCAATTGAAGATGAGCGTTTACCATCTTGACGGGAAAAAACTCATCTATCTGCAAAAACTCTCCGCTTTTTAAACTGACACCGCCAGACAATTTACTTACCGAAAGGTTCACGTTAGCTTTCACGAGAATTTCGCCGTTCATCTCAAACACATCTCCATACTCTAGACACCCAAAATTAATTTCTTTTCTCTCAATATCACAAATTTTCATCATTTCAATCCCATCATAATTGCCGTACAAACGGCCAGACACGCGTTGACGAACGCCCAGACGAGCATTGCCTGCTGTTTTTCAAACAGCCTGTCTGCCATGTCCTTGATTGTCCGTTCAGACTGAACTACTACCGCCAGCAGGACTAGGCAAACCAGCCAGCGAGTTACTAATTCAAACATTGTTAGCTCCACCTTTCCCTTAGCTCTTTTTCGACCTCTTCTGACTTTGCGGTGATATAATCCGCAAACTCGTCAGGCGTCATGTCCTCGTTTTTGAACTGCCCAACCATCTCCCAGTACCTGTCTCCAATGCGGATGATTTTCTGCACCTGTTCATCGGTCAGGTCTGCATCGCACCGAAGATTCTGAATCAGTGCGCCCCATGTGGCGGCAACGCCATCCAGAGCCATGCGAAAGCCGTACAACTGGTTCTGCCGTGCGATTTTACGGAGGTTGGTCGGCTTGATCTGTTTACCGCACAGAGGGCAGTTTCCGAATTTATTCATCTGGCTGCTCCTTATTTGTGGAAAGCTCGAATGTAACTTTTAGCTTCTTGTTTCCAATAACGCCCCACATCTTTTCGAGCTTCGTTTTGTCGGAACGCTCCATTTCAGTAATAAAATGAGACAGAACAGCGGAAACTGCTTCATCGGTCACATTAGACTTGCTTCTCCATAACTGTAATCCATCTTTCCGCTGCTTCATCATCGTTCCGGCATAGATGGTTCCGAATAGCCCACATCCAACATGATATTCAGCCATTTTTATTCTCCTTTCAGCCAGTTGTTCAGCTTTGCCATGCAAGAGGGGCAAAGAAAAAACGGGTCATCTGAATAGATAAAAATTTTCCTATTTTCCTTTGTAATGCACCTGCAAATAGAATTGTTTTCTACTTTTTGTGTCCACTCACTTATGGAGAACTCTGGATATTCAAATGTTTCACCGCACCTATCACATACCATTGTCATTTTCTTCATCCTTTTTATCTGCAAAGAAAGATTCGTAATCAAACCACTTATCGTCCAAAATATTTCCGATGATTCTTACAGAACTTCCAAGACCTTTTGTAGCGACACGAACAAATTTGCCTTTCATTTGACCGTATTCCTCAACGCCAACCGTGTCCATGATTCGCATAATTGCTTCCATGCCAGAGCCGTATCCCTCAAAGTCTTTGCTCCCAAGATGCCCCTTGCCGAGAACATACCCACCATAGCAAACGCCCCATCCGTGACCATTAAGCACTAAATCTGAAGTTAAAACTCCGTGGTCTGCCATAGTAAGTCGAACGCTTTCAATTTGCGCGTTTTCGATTTTATAGCCACTTTCTTCCAGAAGTTCTTCAGTCCATTTTTTCATGTTTTTTCTCCAATCTCTTTAGCAGCCCATCCACGTCATATCGCCAATGGACACGCAGCCTTTTTGCTTTGACCTCTATCCCCTCTTGCTCTGCCCACTGCCAAGGGATGCTCTTGCGGCTCTCGTTGTAACGAAACGATAGAACCTTGCTGGCAGGGATTGCAAAGGTGCGGCTGACCGCCCGGTAATTGACTATTACATGGGCGGTCTGACCGCTGTATCCCATTGCATCTACCATGTCCGTGATGTGCTTTTCCTTGCGGTATTTGCACTTTGCCTTGTCGTACTTTCCGAACACCTTTTCCAGAGGGATAGAGGGCGTTTCAATGGTTTTCAGTTCAAACAGGTGGTTCATCGGGTAACGGTACACAAGGAAGTCGCAGATGTTGTCGATGGAGAAGGACAAGTTCTCGTTGCCGCCGTAATATGTGGCAGCACTGTCCTTCAGCCGGTAGCACCACGCATCCTTTGGCATGGACGCTTTAAAATCTGCTTCAAACTGCTTGCCGGTGTTCATGTGTAAAGTTCCTCCACATAAAACCAGGATTGCGGTGGCCGCTCAATATCTACAGGCTCATAGCCAAATTTCGTTGCCCGCAGCCTTGTAAAATCGCTCAACGGTCGTGGGCGGTCGTAAATTTTCAAGTTGGAAATGTGCCAGCCGTAGCCGCCACGGCCTTCGAGATATTTTTCGGCGGTTTCTTCGCTCAGGCAGGCCGCTTTGAGCAGGTCAGTCGCAGGCTTATACTGCAATTCTAGCCCCGGCCCAATAATGTGTAGCTTGGGCAAAGCCCCGCTTCCCGTCGGACTTACATGGCGGATGACCGTAGTACTACAGCAAGTAAACTCGCCGATGACCTTTCCGTCAGCCGACATGAGGCCACTTTTTTTCACACCGGGAATATCGACAAAGTGTGTACTCTTGGTGCAGTAGATATAGCACTTGAACGGCTTTTTCAG